AGTTTAATGGTGTTTTTAAGGTTTGTACTACTTGTCTTTCGACAACTCTAAATTACCTCCCAGACCGACCGTTTTTGAAGGACAAAAAACACTACTGAAACTGGCTTTTGAATCGTGCGCCAGCAACCTCTAAAGTGGTTTGCGGCAAACCTCTCGAGCAATATGCAGCAAACCTCTCAAGTGGTTTGCTGCATTTGTTTTGAGTGGCCCTACAGGCTATTGTGGAGGGGGTGCGCAGAAACGTAGTTTCCCATCATCATAAGAAGGGTTTTCTGGCCGCTCGTGTCGGACGAAAGAAAGTCCACAATCTCCTTGAAAAGTGAGCGCGAGCACTCGCGTTTCACACTGACCAGATAACCGCTGCCGAGCAGGCTTTCCAGCTCACGGCGCACGGTGTGTTCGGGCATGAAGTCCTCGTATTCCACATAGGCCAGCACGCCATGGCGTGTGACGGTAAACATAATGCTGTGTCTTATTTCCCCGAAATAGCCGTTTATTGCCTTTCTTGCTTCGCGCTTTTTCATAGGTAGCCTCCTTTCTGCATGATGATGCGTGAAAAGAACTCGTATCCCTCGCGTGTGATGTAAGGTGTGTAGTATTTCACTCCGGAACTGGTGGCGCTGGAGTGTGCGGCCAGTATCAGTCCGCGCTTTGTGCTTTCTTCGGAAGGAGCGTTGTAACATTCGGGTGTGGAAAGCAGCCATCCTTCACGGCGAAGGAAGTCGAAAAGGCGTGCCGTGCGTACCACTATCCCGTTTTCACGGCTCATGGTGCGGGCCATCTGCCGCACAAGCATGGCATCGCGGAAGCGGGTGCGTATTTCACTGACGGTGTAGCATGGGATGTCTTTTTTTGCGTAGAACGGATGTGTGGTAGTTTCGGGATTCTTGTTTACAGGCGTGACGGAACCGTTGTCGCCTGAAAGATAATTCTGTATCATCTGTTCAAGCCTTGATATGCGCTGCTCAAACTGGCTTTGTGCAGTTCCTTCCGACAAGGTTTCTTCACGTTCAAGCCGGTATTTAAGGTAAGAAATACGGTCTTTCTTGTGCTGAAGCATGGAAATGGATTCGGAAAGCTCTTCTTCTATTTCTGTGAGGAGTCCGGAAAGATTGTCTACACTTCCATGAGCGTTTTCATTGCATGTGTAGTCGGTTTGCGTGGTTCCCGTGCTGACTGTTCCGTTCATCAGCAGTTCTTTAATACGGTCGTTGCACCAGATGGCAAATGCAGGACTTAGCCAGCGTGCAAATTCAAGGGCTACATCTTCGTGCATCCAGGTGCCTTGTAGCTTTTTGTCGTTTCCTCCTTTTGTAACTCTCACTAAATCAGCCGAACTTAAATTTCTAAGTTCGGATAATTGGGCTAAAAACTCTTTTGTTGATTGATTGTTTAACCAAAATATTGGTTGTTTACCAAAAGGTTTTGCCATTTGAGTGGCGTTTACCATAAGAGTTCCTCCTATCTGAAATGTGATAGGCGTTCCATTGTACTGAAAAATTTGATTTGTTGCCATATTGAACATTTTTGGCGTTATAGAACAGAAAAACGGCTGTTCATGGCCCGTCGTTCAACATACTTACAAAAGCAGTAGGGAGTGCATTAACAGTTCCCACGGGATTAAACAGCCGCTATATTTTAATGTATAGCTGTACAAGCAAACATAAAAAATGCCTGCTATTTGCAGACATCCGTCTGCTTTTGTATTTATGTTGAACATTGCAAATATACAACAAATATCACAAAAGCAAGCGGAAAGGGAGAAATAATAATTCCTCCCTTTTAATTTCTTGGCAAATGTAACAATTTTAATTTGATTATCGCATTAAAATCGTACTTTTTCATAATCTATTGTTGTCATAAATATAGTGCATACGCTTCATGATGGTTTCATTCGGGCTTTCTACTTGCATTTCATCCATAAATTCTTCAGGAGTTCCACTGAATCCCTGACGGCGCATCCTTATATATATAGCCAGCATTTTATTCTCTATTTCTATAAGGTCGAGAAGCGGTTGGTTACTTACATCTATTTCTTTCCAGCTTGTCCCGTAAACCGACAAGTCGAGAGGTACGCTCATTTTAAATTTTTTGTTTGTAGGATTCTCTACGGTAGCCTTCTTCATCCTTTCTTCCCACTCCTGCGCCAAACGGTCCTGATACATTAGTTCAAGCTGCGATAATCTGTCAAAATCCATGCTCAGTTCATCGGGAGAGAATATTCCTTCTTCGGTGCTGTCGGGTATCCCACCCCAGCGGAGATAAAGATAATTTGCCTTGCATAATTCAAACGGTGTGTATTGGCAGAACAGCTTCATGAGATAAAGAGAAACAGATGTGCTGACGGTTATTTCTATCTTTGCGCTGCCGGCCATGAAATCCATGTAAAACAAACTGACTTTAAAATCAGGCTCTTCCATAAGGCTTTTTATCATCGCTGTTTCTTCACGTGCTATGTATCCGCATTTTACTCCGTAGGCTGTATAGGCTGCAATGGCGTTTCCGTCAAACTGGTTTTCGGGTTCGGGAATCAGTCTGACAGATTCTCTTCTGAACACCGTATTTTCAAACTCTTCATATTGTTTTTCGTCCAGACAGTGTTTTATCCCGGTTATACGGCTCTGATAGTGTACGGTCTGAGGTACTGATGGTAAAGGCTCATACGTGAGTTGTGGAGATAAAGGCTCCACTGGTATTTTTCTTGTATCCATAACTGTTAAGTTTAAAGTTTACGGCAAAAATAACTTTATTTTCCATTTTTGTCAAATAAATACAAAAAAATCCCCTTCGCAAAACCATGCGGAGGGGACGGGAAACGTCAGGCTTCGTATTCAGACATCACAGTGCAGAGCTCAAGCTGGCTCATGGATGGGCCGTAACGCTGCTGTATTTCCTGGAAAAGCCGCTCGGAACAGTTTCGCTTGATACTGAGAAGAACGCTGGTGCCCAATTATCGTAGAAGGGCTTCCGTTACATGGTGTTCGCTCAGATAATCTTCGTATTCAATGTAAATTAATGTATTGCCATGAACGCTGAATGTGCGGATGCTGTGTGGCACGCTTTCAAAGTACAAGTCTATCACATGCTTGTACGTTTTAGTTTGAGGTTTCATTTTTATCCTCCTTTTTTGTTTTAAATAGTTGATTTATTTGTGTTCTTCCTTCGTGCGTATAAAGGCAGAGCGGCTGCATTTGCAAATTTATCAAATTTAAACAGATGTGCCCGACTTCGCAGCCGGGCACATCTGTCAATGCTTAAAAGCATACATTCCTGAAAACTCACTTCTTACCTTGCTCGAAAACATCGTAAACCACGGTGCCCGACTGGCAGAATCCTACCAGCCACGGTATGTATTCCACCCGGGGCTCGTCGTAAAACTCTTCATTCTCCAGGTCGAAGCGTATCTCACGGCGGAAGTTCACGCAGAAGTTGATGCGCTCTTCCGGCTGAAGCATGGGAAGGTCCATATATCCGCGATGATAGTTGATGAAAGCGCGGAGGGTGTCGAAGAATGCGGCATACTTCCGGTCGTCGTCCTTGTAGAGCAGATGCACGGAGAGGTCGAGGGCCACGTAACACTCTTTCACGTCTATCCCAATCAGTTTCTCACGTATCATTTTATCTATGGTGTCAAACCGTGACAGGTATATGGCTGCGGCATTTTTCTTCTTCCTGCTGAAAAGTGCCTTGATAAGTCTGCGCATTTTCATGGCTGTAATATATTAAAATTGTTGAATTACACGCAAAAATAGCTAAAATTCGGTGGAAAATATAAAATCATTGACAATTATAAATTATTTTTCCTTATATTTGCATTGTGTTTTAAAACTCTCACTTCACCCCTGTCCGTCTTTCCCTGAAGCGGGCGGGGGTCATCGTTTCTATCAGGGCTATTCTTCTTCGCCCCATTCGTCTTCTTCATCGTCGCCATCGTCTGCCGGACGATCCATCATGCGGCGGGCAATGAGGGCTTTCATGCTCACCAGTCCGGTGCGCACTTCGGCTTCCTTGTCGTGCGTTTCTTCAGCAGTGCAGATTTCCTCGTCCACCTGCCAGCGCACGCAGAACAGGGCGGGATGTCCGTCGTAGGCCGTCTGCATGGCGAATCCCCGGCGTTCCAGTTCCACCAGATACGGAGGAAGCGGGTCGGGCATCTTCGGGATGGGCCATGCCTGGAAGTATTCACGGATGCGGCGCACGGTAAACACTTCGTCGGCATACTCCTCACGCTCCACCGGTTTGTAGGTGTCGGTAAAGGCATCCACCAGCTGCATCAGCGCTTTTGGCGGCTGCAGGTCCGGGTCCTGATATTTCAGTTTCTTCTTGCTCATTCTTAATTCTTCATTCTTAATTCTTCATTAAGCCGACATCGGCATACCCACACCTATCATGCGGCCCGATCCGTAATAGCGCACACCGATAACCAGCGTGTCGAATGCGTCGCTCAGGTCGGTACGTGTACTCAATTCTGCCTCGATGTCGTCCACCTCCTTCGATACGCGGTTCTTCTCCTGACTCTTGTCTTTCTCAAAACCGTTGCGCCCTTCCTTCACACGTGCATTCTCCATGGAGGCAATCAGATACTCGTTGTTCTCCTTATTGATGCGAAGGAACGGGCGCTGCGTGCCGGCAAAACATCCGTTCAGGAACTCATACTTCTTGTTGTGGCTCATTGGCCGTCCCATGGATATTTCGGTGACGTTCCATCCGTGACTGCGAAGCACTTTCTTCACGATGTTGTAGAAACGGGTTTCTTCGTGGCGCTCACTGGCATAGGCTGCTCCCTGCTTGGCGGTGTCGTCGTAGTAGAAAATCACGTCGCGGCAGGTCAGGCGGTGCGGCTCGTAATACTTGCAGAACATCTTGCAAAGTCCCTCGATACGGGTGTTCTTTACGTTGGTTATGCTGTTGAGTATGCGCAGCACACCGGTGTTGCTCCGGCTGTCGGTCTGCCCTATCACCAGACAGTTGATGTGGGCGTTGTAGTCGAAGGCGATGCGCAGCGGTTCGCCGGGCTTTATGTCGGTGTCCAGACAGCAGTCCTGTGCCTTGGAAAGCTCGTTCAGGTCGATGCTTTCCGACTCTACACGCAGGGTACGCCCGCCGTTGTATATCTGCGTAATGGTGCGTTTCTTATATTTCTGTGCGGCTTCCAGCTGATTCTCGTCGTTACTGAGGTAACAGTGCACGTCGGGGTCGAAGTTGGCATAATATCCGTCGTTTATTTCTTCCTTCTCGACGTTACGGATGGAGATGTCGAACATGGTTGGGGTAAGTTCCTTCTGCATGGTGCGGATGAACTGTTCTCCCAGAATGTCGATATTTTCTATGCTGGAAAAGGAGAAGTAGATGCTGGCCTGGCAGCGCAGCTTGTTAAGCTCACGCTGGTATTTGGGAGCCTGCACGATTTCCGGGCAGACTTGTGCCTCGCGCAGCATTTCGGCAATCTTCCGGTTTATCTCCGGTGTCTGTTCGTCGCGGCGCTTACGAAGCCATGCCTGTCGCCTGGTGAGCGGCGCATCGCTCACGAACATAATGCTCTTGTAGTACGGATTCAGGTTTTCGTCGAATCCGGGATGGGTGGTGTTGATACCACGAAGACAGGGGAGTATCTCACCCTTTACCAATGCTTCCGGCTGGAATCTTGCTTCATCGGAATCAACGGTACAGGCATCCATACCGTTACTGGCTGCCTTCACCCCGGTAGAAATCATGTAGTACACGAATCCGTTCCAGAAATGGATGCAGTTTTCCCAGACTTTCGGCTTTACGATAGGTTCCTTGAAATTGATTTTAGCTGGTGCGTGGCCCCTGAAATAATGAACGCCTTCTTTCAAACCCATCCGCTCCAAGGCAGCAAGTGTCTTGGGGACGGTTTTTGTAAAAAGCTGCTTGATGCTGTTACCCAGGAAAAGCCCGGTTCCGCGTGGCATGGACTGTACGCATCCCAACATGTGAGGGGCTATCAGTCCGTCGGTCTTACCGGTACCACGACCGGCTTCCACGGTGGTGATACGGCACCGGTAGTTGTACACCGCGCGTTGGGCCGGATTCATGTAGATGTAGTTGGCCGCAGTTTCCTGCTCCTCCGCTTCCTGCACGCCCGACAATGCCGAGGCGTGACGCTGTGCCCGTCGGAGTGATTCCTCGCGGGCGGATTCATAGTCGTTTCGTCGTGCCATGGTTTATTCCTCCTCTTCCGGTTGTGTGAAATCGTCCCGGTTTACTTCATTGTAGTCTTCTTCAGGACCGTTTTGTCCCTCGATTACATATACGCCGTCGTCGTCTTCCACCATCTCCTGCCACTGGTCGAGCTTCACGCCGTATTTCTTTCTCAGGCGGCGCATTTCCTCGCTGTCGTGACCGGTTTTGTTCGGGAATTTCTTCTTGACATCCGATGTAATGACTACCGGCATGCGTATCAGTTCATCGCCCAGTTCCTCCGGTGTTTCCGGCTGATCCAGACGGTCAATCTTGGTGAGCAGGCTGGCACCGTTGTACACCGCTTTCATGTCGCCCGTATCGGCTCCGTTGCGCATCATCAGGTCGGCGGCGTGGCGCACCTTCATCGAGGAAATGTTTCGCTGTCCCTTGGCGTAGAACGACGAAATGAAGTCTATTACCTTCAGGTCGCCTCCCAACTGACTGTACGTTCGTTTCCACCGGTTGATGATGTACTGACGCAGATTCATGAACGGGTCCTCCTCAAATCGCTTGTACGCATCCAGGCAGACTTCCACCCGTTTTTTCTGCTCGTCGGTAAAGGCCATGTTCTGCCACGGCACACCCGTTTCAAAGTGCTTCCGCAGCAGGTCGTAGAATCGTTGTGCTATATTACTTGCCATAGCTTGTGTTTTCGTGTTTGTGCTCTTATATTTCTACTATATCCCAATGAAAAACAACTATTTAACTTTTAATGTAAAAATAAGCACATCGAAACATGCTTATTTTTACATCATTCAATGAATATGTTCTTATGTACTTTTGCCCGAAAAATCATAAAACCTTTTTCGTATGCTCCTTCATCCGAAACATCTCCGTCACATTCTCATACTCTTCCGGAGAAGTGGTAAGCGTGAACATCTGCATGGCATTGCTTCGCTGGGTGTTCAAACTTCCCTGAATAACCAGGCTGTGCGATTTGCTCTTCACCGTGACGCAGCGGAAACCCACATTGTCCTCACACACCACCAGCCGGCCCGACTTGATAAAATCACCCAACTGCGTGCGAATCTCCTGACGCTGGTTGAAGGTGGCTCCTGTGGATGCAGGCTGCGCTACCAGTATCATTTTGCTGACGTCAGCAATATGGTTCGACGGATTTGTAGGATCAGGCTTCACACGCGAAAGAATACGACGGATGGTTTGAATGAGCTTCACATCGAGCCGCACCATGACAATACCCATTTCACCTCCTGAACAGTAACCGGACAGCGTGCCCAGGAGGTCGCACATGTCCCAGTCAGAGTAGCTGAAGAAGTTGGCAGCCGTATGCTTCTCGCTGCACTCGTCAATCATTCCTTCCAGCTGCTTGTGGTAGCAGCAGGGTTCAATTATTCTCATAACGCACCTCCTTTCATCTGTCCTTCGGTCACACTCTCAGTAGGGTCTACTTTCTTGCGCGGAGTTTCTGTAGCTTTTTTCGGTTCTTCTGCCGATTTTTGGCGGTTTTCCGTGGATTCGGCACGTTTTTCCTCATTTACGGTAGTATTTTCGGCCTTTTCGGATTTCTTTTCTGATTTTACTTCCGTTTCTTTCGGTTCCGCTTTATCGGTGGAAGCTGGCTTTTCTTCTGTATGTACGGATGCAACCGGAGCGTTTACACCGGGAATGGAGATACCGGCTGCAGTGGCTACTTCTGCCGTTTTCTTAGGCAGGTTTTCTCCCCACTCCATCAGCTCCTCTATACGAAGGCGAAGCTGTTCCTTGTATTCCTCGGTAATCTTCACGTCGCTGCGGTTGATGTATTTCTTGTTTCCCTCCACGCGGGCCTTTCGGCATACTTCCTGCTGGCGTATATCCTTCATGGCATCTATCTCGGCACGTGTAAAGTCGCCAGGGCGTTTCATGCTGTCGGCTGTGGAAGTTTCCGGCTCGGTGTAGGTACCGTTAAGGGCTGCATCCACATTGGCCCAGAATGCCCGGATTTTCTGCTCGGAAGCGATGGCTTTCTGTGCCATGTCGGCACGTGCTTCGTCGCTTACATTGGGATTTTCGGCCATTACCTCCAGCGTGCCGCGATACTCGGCCAGTTCCAGGTACATGGCGGAAAGTTCTTTCTCTCCCTTGTCGCGGAGAGATTTCGGCAGCTTATCCTTATAGAGTGCAAATTCTTTCGGTCTGCGTCCGTCCACTTCCTGCTCTTCGTACTGGCGTGCAGTCATGTTTCCTTCTTCATCGGGCGCACCGTCATCAGGAACAATCGCTTTGTAACGAACGGCGCCAACCGGACCGCGAGTGGCTTTCTTGGCCAGTCCGGATTTCTTCCGTACTTCCTGCAGGAACAGGTTCATCTTGTTGAGTGCACGGCGGGCTTCATAGCGCTGTACGTCGCGAAGAAAGTCTTTTGCCCTCACAATGGCCGACACCAGACGGCATCCTTCGTCGAAATCCTTCACGGGCACTTTCATCCAGCATTCGGCCAGCGCCAGCAGTTCCGGAAAAGTTTCATCTGTCCATCGTTTCACCCGGTCCAGATAATCTTTCTTTTCTTCCTCGTTCATGGTTCTGTAGTCTTTTAAGTATTCTTTTTCTGTAATCATAACCTTTGTTTTTCAATTACTTTACCTCAAAAGTAGGGAAAACCTATTTGCTGTTGAAGGACACAAAAAAGTCCGGCACCGATTAGCAAGTGCCGGACTTCTATCCACATTTTCGTCAGTTTAATATCCTTGAAGCGAACGGGTTATTAACCTACTCCTTCTTCATCTTCCTCTGCTTCTGATCTCAGAGTAAGAACTCCTGCCCAGGTAGTCAGAGAGTAGCGGTTCGGGTTGCTGGTCACTGTTACTGCATGACCGCTGTCTGAATCAGGAGTGGTACCACTGTCGTAGTTGTTGTTCACTTCTGTTCCGAAAGTAGGATCGTACACCACATAGTAACCTCCTGCAGGGTTTTCCGCAAAGAAAATAGCGTCACCACGGTTCTTCAGGATGCGGAGCACATGGGCTGCGTTTTTAACGTCCTTGTCGATGGTAAACATCAGCTGTACGTTATATCCCTTTGCACCTTCGTTACCTGTTGAAGAAATCTGACCGCTCTGTTTCTTGATACGGAACTTCCACGCTCCTTTACCAGGAGAAAAAGCAAAAGAAGCTTCAGTAAATGCAGCTTTAGATGCTTCATATTGAGGCTTTGCCGTAAGGTCTTCCGGATAAGCGACATAAATCTGATTACCGATACCGGCAAACTGTTCTTCACAACCGGCAGCAGCCTGACCAATATCCATTAATTCACATGCCATTTCTGCCATAGTCTCTCATGTTTTATAGTTTGTGTAATAGTTATCCCAACTCCGATTTGATAGTCAGAGTTCCGTCCCAGGTAGTCAGGGAGTAGCGGTTCGGGTTGCTGGTAACAGTTACTGCATGACCGCTATCAGAATCCGGAGTAGTTCCACTGTCGTAGTTGTTGTTAACTTCCGTACCGAAAGTAGGGTCGTACACTACGTAATAACCTCCTGACGGGTTTTCTGCAAAGAAAATAGCGTCACCACGGTTTTTCAGGATGCGGAGCACATGAGCTGCGTTTTTCACGTCCTTGTCGATGGTAAACATCAGCTGTACGTTGTATCCTTTTGCCCCTTCGTTACCTGTTGAAGAAATCTGACCGCTCTGTTTCTTGATACGGAACTTCCAGGCTCCTTTTTGGGGCTTGAATGTAAACGCACCTGAAGCAAAAGCAGCTTTATTCTGATCATAAGTAGGCGGAGATGCCAAATCTTCCGGGTAGGCTACATATATCTGATTACCGATACCGGCAAACTGTTCTTCACAACCGGCAGCAGCCTGACCAACATCCATTAATTCACATGCCATATCTGCCATAATAGTCTGGTTTTAAAAGTTTGTGTTTGTGTTGTGAAGGCTGCCAAACTTGGCAGCCTGTTTTATCTCAGCGAGCGGGTTATTATTCGCCGTCCGGTTCGAAGATGGCCTGAAGGTAGGTCGGGTATCCGTTGTAAACGATGTCACGCGGAGAGATTGTTGCACCGTCGCTCCATGCCTTGAACCTGTATCCAGATTCAGCAGCAGGAGTCAGTTTCACGGTTTCGTCCTTCGTATATACATCCTTTTGCGGAGACAGCGTTACCTTACCCCATTCTTCGTTGTTTGAAGTAACGGTCAGGGTATTCTTCTGGTAGTCACCGTTCAGCTGTTCAATCTGTTCGATAGTACCGTCGCTCACACAGAACTTGGATGGTGCGATGTCCAGAATACGTGCGCCTACGGTAGACTGTACCTGGAAAATCAGCACGTTCAAGTCGTTCGGATCGTGACTCATCATCACCGAGTTCCAGTCGCTTGCACGGTCAAGACCGAACTGCAGGTTTTCAGGGAGAGTAGCAATCATACGATTACCCTTACCAATAATACCGTCGGTTACAATCTTGATGTTTTCCATTCCCACGAATGAGAATCCTTCACCGCCTGCACTTGTAGTCTGCAATCCGGTAAACTTACGCATGTAGCTGTGAGTAATGAGTCGCTTCTGCTTCGGCGACATGTAAACGATTACTTCCTGAGCGTTACGCAACAACGGATGCCATCCTTCCACCCATTCTACAAATGCGTCGAAGTGTTCTCCATCCTGAGTTTCAGGACCTTCGTTAATCGGGTCGCAAGCCACAAGGTTTCCTTCCTTGGAAGAAATCTTACCCTGATTAATAAGGTTGTTAATGATAGTCCAGTAACCGTTGTACAGACTGAGCGGGTCGTCTTCTCCCAATTCAATGTTACCGAAGAACAGGTTGCTCAGGTTATCGCCGGCAAACTGCTTACCAATCTGACGAAGGATAAATTCTGTGACCGGTGCATTGTAGGTTCCGTTTGAACCCAGGATGCTGAACGGCTGTTTTTCGCGGAAGTTCTGAAGGTTTTCGTAGTAACGTGACCAAATCTGGTTCATCACCAGTTTGCTTTCGTCCATGAAACCAAGGGTTGACTTCAGCGTAGAACCTTCCTTGTAACGGCGGGCTTCACCACCCTTACGACGGAAAATGATTTGAGTCTGTGCGTATTCAATATCTTCGATAACCTTGATGCGAAGTTTGTTGAACACTGCCATGTTATCGAGAACCGGGCTTTCGATGATGTCCGGAGCAAGAATGTCTTTTACGTGCGATACATTCTCTTCACTGAGTGCGTATAACTTTGTAGCCATATTGTTTGTGTCTGGTTTAGTTTTTGTGTCGTGTTCTTATCTCTTATCGTGCTTTGCTGATTTCAACATCACGCTTGCGGCGGGCTTCAGCTTTCTCGGCCCAGCTCATGTTTTCACCGCATACGCTCTGCACATGGAACTGTCCGCTTTCCTGACCTCCGTTGTTGTCTTTCGGCGGGTCCTGCGGAGTAGGTTCCAGTTGTGCTGTTTCGCTCAGTTCCTTGATTTCCGCATCTTTCTGTTCGATGCTCTTCTGAGCTTCATTCAGCTTCGCAGTCATGTCTTCCGATTCCTTCTTATGAGCGTCCTTCAATGAAGAAACCTCTTTTTCGTGTTCCGCTTTCAGGTTGGCCAGTGCTTCCGCATGGTCTTTCTTCATCTGTTCGATGGTTGCGTTAAGCTGTTCTACTTCCGTGAGTTTTGCAGCCAGCGTAGATTCCGTCTGTTTAGCTTTCATGACGAACTCTTCTACATTGTCCGCCATGGTTTCCACCATGTAGAAACCGCCGTTTTCTTCGACTACCAGGGAGTTTACCTTTGCAGCCGACTGAATAAATGGATAGCTTTTTGCCATAGTTGCTTGTTTTTGAGTTTGTGATTCTGTTTTATCTGATGCCGGCTGCTCCACAGAAGCCTGTTCCTGTGTTCCCGGCTGCTTTTCTTCCTTGATTCCTGATGGTTTGCTGTCTTCGCGTGAGGCTCCGGACGAATTTCCTTTCTGACTCTGACTCACTCCGGCCAGCTGCTGCACGCGGTTCACGCAGAACTTGAAGTCGCCATGACCGTCGACCATGGTACCCACCACATCGCCCGCATCGAAAGTTTTTCCGGTCATCTGGTCATCCGTCACTCTGGGACGGCGCTCGCGTACCATCTGCTGGAAATCGGCACAAAGCCGGTTCAGCTCTTCCTTGATGCCGTCATAGTTCCCCTCGGCCGCGTCGCGGTACTCCTTGTTCTTATAAGGAGATCCGTCGGCGTAAATCTCGGCGTACCGTTCCTGAGTCACGGTGTTCACATCGCCGTCCTTGTTAGTGAGCATCGCGCACATTGTACCGATACATCCCACCGTGTCGTGCGGATTGGTGAAATACACTTCGTCGCACAGAGCCATCAGCGCATAACCGGCACTGCAGGCCATCCCGTCGATGTGACCCACAATCTTCTTTCCTTTTGATCGGGCGTAGTTGAGGGCCATCTCATAGTCGTACTTCGCCATGCTGCTACCGCCCGGGCTGTCCATCTCGATAATAAATCCGATGGTATGCGCATCGTCAGAAGCACGCATGATGATGTCCTTGTGTTCCTTGCTTCCGTAGGAACACAGGTCGCCATTACGAAGAATGGGGCCCTGTACGTCGATAACCGAAATGATGCGGTCGTCTTCCCCTATATCGTTCCATCCGGTTACATCATCGTAATCTCCGATGTAAGTCTTTTCAGCATATCCGGTACGCGAAGAAAGGAAGTAAGGTCGGTCGGTCCGCTCGTCCGGCTTCTCGTAAGGACGGTGTGAGGCAATGTTGTCAAGAATCGTTCTCCGGTAAGCATGCAGAGACTCCGGGTAAAAGTCCCAGAATCGCGTAGACATGATTTCGTGAAATGCTCTTGTTGCCATTTTCGTTTGATAATTAATTGATTACATCACGAAATTACGCACGCGAAATGCGGTAATGAAGGACACAAAAAATGACTAAATGCGTGAATTACAGAAATATGCGGATGCTCAAACGGATTTTCTCTGCAAATAAAAACCTGCTAAGAATGAGCATGTTGTAAAACACACGGAGTTTGTGCGAAAAAAAGAAATTTGCGGCGGACGCAAAGAAATTGAAGAATGTCACAAAGAAGATAATGAAGATTTACCTGCATGACGAAAGAAAAACGCGCACAAAAAGAAAGGCCCAAAGAAAAAATGCCGCCCCACACACGTATGCAGGAACGGCATTCCAACGGAAAGAAAAAAGCAATATATATAATAAGGTGTAGATGTCAGACCACACGCTGTGCGCCGGTCACGTTGCGGATGGTGAGTGTGCACGAAATCACGCCGTCGTCTTCCTCATACTGAAATTCATAACCGTCGCTCACGGCACGCACAAACATTTCACCGTCGCCAAATGTTCTTACAATCAAATGGTTAGTGCTGTTTTTCAGCGTTTCAAGCTGTAAATAGGTTTCCTGCGTCACCATCTCTACCTCCCAACTCACCGTCACTTCGTAAGAATCGCCGGCCACGCTGGTTTCCGCGCTCTCCTTCAGGCTCCCCGATTTCGGTTTCATCTGAATGGAAATCTTACGGTCGCCCGACACAGAAAAATCAGGTTTGTCACTTTTCTTCTCAATATTGAACGGGCGGGAAAACGTAACCGCGTCGTCCGGATAAGCTTCAATGCTGCCTATCAACTCGTAATAATTCTCGCTGCAATTCATGATTTATGTGTTGTTTTGTGGTTGAAAATGGCGACTGACAAAGTTACTGACAAATCGCACCAACTTTCTTCGTTTCTTTAACTTTTATTTATTGCTATTCATGTATAAATTTATGGCGTGTATATACAGATTCTTCCGGTTCTCGACTCAAGCTCTTCTTTTCTCACTTTGATGTCAGACTTCATTCTGGATTTGATTCTCCACCAATATCGCATCATGCTCTCAAATCTTTTCATGTCTATATCGTACAAAACAATGAAATCAGACATGACATCTTCGGAAGTAACATGTTCGCCCATTCTATTTGCCCGGAAAATACAGTCATCATGAAATCTGGCGAAATCATACCAGAACTCACGTTTCAATTCATTCCTTATCTTCTTACTTCCGTTGATATTCAGGTGAAAAAACTTATCCACTTTCACCTCACCGCTAAATTTGCAGACGCTTTCAGGCATTTCCAACTCCAGGTAATCTTCTTTCTCTTTTTCAGTCAACATTTTAAACTGAGCGGTAAATAATGATTTCTGAGGTTTCAAATGAAAGGCTACTTCATTATAGGAAAAATCTGTTATACCCGAAAAATCTGCATCTCTGAACAAGTGAGTCTTCATATATACACCCAGAAGGCTGTTCTGAGGAAACCTGACCGGAGTTCCATACTTTATTTCGAAGTATTTCTTATAATAATCACTCACTTTAAGGAAGCATGAGTGACGCTGCTCATTCATTGAATTTTTTGGCATAGTAGTAAGATAAAGTCTGTAAATCAATTAATCAACAGCAAGTTACGGACGATTCAACACCAATCGGAATTTCATTCAACAAAAAAAGGTTAAGCGACTGGGGCCTTATTTTGCGTGTTTTTCACTATTTTGCAAAGCTGTGCAATTTTCTTGCAAAACACTTCTCAATACTTATTTATTTAATTATCAATTATTTATAGTGTATAATAAATAATAAATAAATAGTTATTGCCGATTGTTCATTGATTTTGAAGTGAAGAAAACGTATTTTTTCGGTAAAGAACAGATTTCAGGCTGTCCGGCTTTTTCTCTTATGTCCATTGCGTAGCTCTCTCTGTTACACGGTGAAGTTGGATATAAAGGAAGTAGAACGAAATGGGAAAGGCGAGCTTTGTCGTCCCGCGTTCCGCAGGCCGACCTTTCCCTCCTTTCGTTCTTTCAGGTTTCCCTTCGGATTCCTTCCCCATTCGGACGCTCACAGGAAGAAATGATTCGACTGATGTACACCCTTCTCTACCCTACGAAAAATTTTTATTTTAAAGATTTTGTAAACTCGTTTTTCGTGAAAAATCGGCAAAATATCAAAAAGTACAATACTTTTAATTGATTATCAGATAGTTATTCATTGCAAAAATTTCGCCAACGCTTCGCAATCTTTGCAAAATTGCTTACAAATGATACTTAACTAACTGATTATCAAATTGCAAAATGTTTTGCAAAGGGTGTGTAAAACTTGTAATATTTGATACTGAATTGATTTTATAAGCGATTTTCTCTTTGTGCCGGAATGATTTTCTGAAAGTCTCGTGCCCACGCCACTCAAATGGCGTAACTACGCGACAAAAGTGTCTATTAAGCGCGGCCGCAGTGGCGATACTACGCCAGTTTGGAATTTATGTGACGAAATACGGCTTTTGTTGACAGAAAAAAGGCGTAAAAGTGCTATTACATACACTTCTACGCCTCCTTAAAAATGAATCAGAAAGTGATTAATTGAAACCTCCTCCTCCCTGGTCCTCTCCTTCCTCACCCGGCTCGGTTGTTCCTGGTGTGCTGTTTCCTTCTTCATACATCCTGTTGAGCGACATCTTGTCTATCTGTGCCTTGAAATCCTTACTCGGCTGGAACAGCACTCTTTTACGGATAATCTTTTCTTCTCCGCTTACCTCGGAACTCTTACAGGTAATGGCTGGCTTCAGGTATCCCATGTTTCCCAGGCTTACACCATGACCTTCGAGCATCCAGGTACAAGCCGATTCCACCATGGTCTCTACCACGGCGCGGCAGGTTGCCTTACTGATTCCGGAACGGAGGGAAATCTGTTCAATTACTTTTTCAAAACTTACGGTTCCACCACGAACCGCTTCGGCCACATACTTTTCTGTGCCATCCTTGTCAAATCCAAAGGTCTTCTTTACGACCTTATAGTTCAAGCCTCCCATAGTTGTATTTGTATTTAAAAATTCGACGGATAGAAGCGCTTCGTGCGATTCCACCCGTCGATAAATCTAATTTTGCAACCCTCGTTTATGAAGGACTAAAAATCATCCTTCTTTCGTGTCTCCTTTCTTCTGGTTATGTTCTTTGTTCAGGAAGTCTTCATAAAGCTTTTTCTCCGCTTCCTCCATGCGATGCTTCATCTCCTTCAATACGGTAGCTTGTACCAGCTGACGGTTTCTCTTTACCAACTCAGCCATTTCGTATTTTTCTTCTTTTACAAACTGTTCGATTAGCCTGTTCTGCACGTCGATGTAAACGGAGTCAATGGTGTGCGTGCTGTATTTTATGTAGTCGTCAATTTTGAGAACGGCGTGCTCCAGGTTGTCTATTTTCTTCTCGTTTCGTGTCATCCATCGCGAGATTGCCCGGTAGATCAGGAATAGCGCGGTGGAGTTAATGCAAACAAAAACGATGCTGATTATTAAGTCTGCGGTATTCATAATTAAAATTTGTTGTTCCCGTGCATGCGTGGACGGGTGCGGTTATACTTCATTTTTTGTTCGATGTGCCAGAGGAGGTCGAATCCTTTGATTTTGGACATGATAAATACTTCTTGTAAGATGTTTACAAAGAATTCAAGAGTGGTGATGTGCCATGGATTATAATTTGCGATAAATCTTGTCAGATCGTAGCACCATTCTGTAAAAGTCTTCTGGCTTTTGTATTTATATATTTCGTCTCTTATTTTAAGCGGGAATTTTACCCCTAAGAAACTAACTCCCAGCAAACCTGCCAGGTCAAGCATACGGATGCAGACATCGGAAAGTTCATCTTCCACACTATCTTTTATATACGCTTCAAAATCTTCCTGAAATCTTCTTACTCGGGTTTCTTCGCTAAATGGGATATTATTCCCTTGCCATTCATTAAACTTTGCCACATCGGACCGTTTACCTTTTCTTTCGGCCTGCACAGCTTCCATCAGCTCGCTAATGACCAGACAAAGGAAATGCTCGTCACTTAAATCCTCGTCGTGCCAGCCGTGTTCTACGGCGTTCTGGTAGGCTTCATCTCTCAGTTTGTTCAGGCTTATCGCTTCAATTGTTTCCATCTATTACGTCTCCTTTCTTTAGTTTTCTTGCTTCTTTTTCATTTCTATAATACAGCGTGATAACACATGGCCGGCCATTTTTTCGGCCACAGCCTGCACCTCGTATTTATTGGTACGTGCCCGGTAAAGTACGCTCACTATTCGCTTGATTGTGGTTGGCATAGGCTATTCCTCCTTTTGCAGTTTCTTCATCTCTTTTCTTATCTTTATACGTTTAATTATCTGATACCATTTCGTACTTCGTTCATTTATAATTAAGTTATATTTATTAAGTAAACGGTTTTCTCTCTCAATAGAAAACTTTAACTTGTTATTGAGATTCCTTACTTCATTTTTTGATTCCTCCAAGTTATGCTCAAGAGCGCATATTCTACCCTGATAATATCCTACCATTGATGATATATTGCCAAATTCCCTTGCTAGATAACCTACATAATCTTTATTAGGACCTATAGGATTTTCATAAGGCTTTTCAGCATCCTTCTTAATTTCTTCTTTTTCCTGCTCTCTAAATATTTTCAGGTTTGCCAACTCTTGTAACATCTGATTGTACTTTGAAAGCGATATAGTTACTAATTCTGTTTCTCCTTCCATAATCTTTAGTCTTTAGATTTCCAATCATTGCATAAATAATGGCTGTACGCCGTGTCAGAATAGAGCCTGCATTCACCCACGTCTGAATCCTCCGATGGAAGAAAATGAAGATACGTGAGGCATTCTCGCTCTTCCTTTTTGTAGTCCTTACAACCGGGCAGGAAGAAACCTGTATCTTCCCCATTGTATCCATTCCCTACCCTGAACCTGAGAGGACGGACAAACTCGCAAAGCTGATTGTTTGGCTTTTGTTTCTCCCCTTCTTTCAGCGGGCGGAAATGGATGCAGTCGTCGCAGAAATTCACGGTGCGTAGTTTTTCTTCCCTCGCAATGGGTTTCTTCCGGTTGAGCCAGTTGCTTGTGTCGTTCAACGGGCAGGCTCCGCAGTAGTAATCGTCTTTGTAGTAAATACAATATCCTTCACAGAACACTCCTTTGATTTCTTTCAGCAGACTGGCCTTTATCTTTTCGACGTTAGCATTTGGCATGATTCTATCAGGTATTTGTCTATTTCAAACCGGAGATAAAAGAATACGGTCCATTCCGAATGTTCTATATGCTCGGCGTATTTTACATCCTGGAATCCTTTTATCTTCAGGTATCTTTTGAATATCTTGAATCCGTTTGACATTTCCTTGTATTCTATATTATAATCATCTGGTCTCCATGGTGCGCACTGACTGAGTAACATCTGCCTATATTCTTTGGTACATTCCTTTATCTCTCTTATGGCTCCTTCCAGCAGACGTTTTGCCACGATGTTGGTCTTTTTAATGCGAATAGATTTGAAATCTTCTGGTATGAATATCATGGCTCTTCCTCCTTTTTGCTGAAATGTTCAATAAGTTCCTGGACGGTGGCTTTATGTGTGTTGAGATAAAGACTGTCGTAAAAAAACATATCCTCAATTTTATCTTCATTGCAGATAAGCCATTCATATACACGAAAGCTTTCTATTACAGCGTCCATGCTATCATATATAAACCATTGTCCTTTATCTGTATCGTCACGTAATGATGCTATTGCCAGAAATAGGTCTTCGTTAGTACCGCAGTCAATGTCGTTCGGATGAAGATGCTGAAATCCATCTTGTACGGAAATATACATTCCGTAATTAGCCGCCAACCATTCTCCCTTAAAATCGTCAAGAGTATTGGCTCTTTGCCCCAGTTCCTGAAGCTTTTTCCGCAGTTCCGGTGTATTCTTCCGGATAAAACAAGGTTGTGTAAACATAAGCTGATTCTTATAAGTAGGTTAATGACTCTTTTATTCCGTCATTCAAAGCTTTCTCGAATGTGTCGGTATATCCTTCCATCTGCGATATGAGAGACAGATCCTCCATGTCGTAAAGACGGTAGTACCAGCCGTGTTTGTTGAGCTCGACAACGATATGAATCTTCCCTTTTGTGCGGACCCATTTTTGCGCAGCGTATAGCGTGGGAGCCAGGTATTCGTACTGGGACCCGTTTCCACCCCTTATCAGGTCGCCAAACTTTCTTGAGGTGAATAACAATACAACCAGTTTTGATATGCCGGTTTCAGCCGATATGTAAACGGCCCGGCAGTTTTCTCTATATCCTTTGTCCTGAAGAAGTTTGGATACTTCAAAAGTGACAAAATCTTCATTTATCATATTATGTTCTGTTGACATGGTATTTTTTCTCACTTAATATAATAAACCATCCTTTATTGTCTATCTCTTTTGGAATCTCTATATATTTACCGGGGATAACAGTATCTTCAGTATAAAATCCTCTACTGTTCTGTCCTATATATTTCCCTTTCGGCCATGTTTTGTGCCGGACTTTATATCCTTTAAGAAGATACTCGCTGATTTCTTTCCACGTATATGGTCCTTTCTTGAAAGGAATTACGAACTTCATATCATGAAGGTTATCCCATTTCCTCTTTTTTATTCTTTCCTTTATAATACATGATTCACATAATGTAATAAAATTGTGCTTATAAAGGAACTGGCGATATTTCTCTGCCTGAGAGAAAATATCCATTCTCTTATCCTGATTATTTCTCTGCATATCATCCGGGAAATTTACACAGTAGAACCCATATTAAGCAGACAAACATAATGAAGGCGACAATACCTGCACAAATGGCCGGGGTTAGCATTTTCTTCCACAACATATCTGCTTTATGGCATCGTTCGTTGATATAATTGATTTTTGACATGTGCTCACCAAACTGAAGCTCCATCATGTGACGTGCCCAGCCAGTAAGCATCTTATCAAATCTTTGTCTGGCTTCTTCTTTGATTGTGAACTTCCCTGAAGGGTTTAGCAGGTATGAATCTGTCCTGAACTCAAATTCTTCTGAATCCAGAATGTCACGTCCACCGTTGCTCCGTATCTCCATGGAGACTTTAAGCCATGGAATTGCTTTTGTTTCCCACATTTCGAGGGCACGTTTCTCTATTTCTTCTGCGTTGGCGTTGGCCAGCTCTTTCATCTTTTCGTACTCGTCTTTCTGAACGAAGACGACTGCTTTCTTATCGTCGATATACATAGTTCCTGGTTTTAGATTATTCTTTACTTTCCTGACTTTCTTCAATCATCCTTTCCACTTCCTGAATGTCGCAGGTGAATTTGTTATAAAAACTATCATACTGGGAACATTCTTCGTCGACATACTCTATCCATGCCGTTTTGGTCTCAAGGTTGATAATTATCATCGGCCTGTTGCAGGAATCGTCTTTCCCTAGCACTCTGTTTTTCAGCTGCTGAATATCGAAGTTGCAAAATATACGATGTAACTCCACGTTATAATAATCGAATATCGGACCGGTGTAGATAATGTTTTTCGTTTTCTTACCTGGGTATTTAAGTTCAATCATTGGTTTATGGTGGAATATCGGTCGTTTTATCTCGCTCCATGCGATTGGCCTTACATTGTAGGCCCATGTGCCGTCTGACATGATGAAGGAATTGGTGTATCTTCCGTCTTCCAGCATGACGTTCACGCATTGTCCTTTCGGAGGGAGTGAAGCTTGTACGCTTTTCCATTGATAGAAGTATGACGCATCCCATGAAGTCCACATTGCTTTTATTATATCGTCAATGGAGAAGTGTATATTTTCTTTGTTCCCTAAGTCCCTAATACGGTCGTTAAACAGTTGCGTGGCGCATTGGTGTATATATTCTTCCTTATCCATGGATCAATATGCTTAGAGACACATTAATGAATTGATTTTTCTTCCTTTTCGGCTTCCATTCTCTCTCTTTCTTCTTGTAGAGCTTTCAGCTTTTCGAAAAGTCCACCTTTATTTTTATTCCTTTCCTTGATATTCTTATCAAGCTTTTTCAGGTATTCATATTTCTCCTTATGCCTGATTTTCATATTGAGAGTGATTAATGGTTTCACAATAACGCGTAACACTATCATACATATCAGGACAGTTGCAAAAACACCCCATAAAGGACATGTTACCCACCACCAGCTCCATTCAATTACGTGAGTTAGTTTCAGTACAAGGAATACAATAAACAATGTTGGCAAAAAATAATCTTTCATGATTCTATAATTTTAATCGTTTGTTTTATTTAGTTTTGGTTTCGGGAACCAGTTTCTTCTTTGTTTTGAGTTTTGTGTACTCGTTCATTTCTTTGTCGAAGACAGACAGGAGTTCGAGCTTCTTTTCTTCCGGAATGTAGCCAGTATCAATCAGCTGCTGAATCAGTCTATCTGTTACCTCTCTGCTCTTCCTGACAGTCTTTTGCAGGCTTGATAGCGCCACTACAGATGAGGAAGGGTGCATCTGGTCTGCTCTGTATAGCTTAATCATGTTGATTCTCTATTTTTATTACATTCAGTACATTCAGATACACTCGGAGCATAGACCCTACCACATACCGGGCATACCCATCCTTTTCGTTCCTTATCGGTGATAACTTCATACTCTTTTAATTGCAATGCAGCTAAAGCCACATTGTACAAAACAACTTTTTCGCTAGGCTGTGTAATCCCATGTATAGATCCATAAGTTGCTTGCATTTCCAAAAACTCTTCTGCTGTCATAGCCATTCTTATTTTACAGATACTACATTCGGGTAAAATCCCGCAAAAGGCAATTCCAATCCCATGGTTCGGAACGTATAAGTGCTGTCGACCTTAATCCTACCGAGTAGTTCAGGATGGGACAAGAAACCGTTTATGCTTATTCTCATGGTCCCTCCGGATGTGAAAAGGAGATAATAAACCTTGGTAGTCGTATTACCTTCACTTGAGGTTACATTTTCTATTTTCTCAATCCGATTCACAGTGGCCATTACCTCACGCTGGTTGGAAAATGTAACAATGCCGGCCAATAACATTAATACAACAGTCACAATTGCTATAAATGGTACTTTCTTCATAATCATATTAAGTCTTATTTTTTCATTTTTATTCGTTTACATGCGTTATTGATTCCGTCATTCAAAGCTTCTTCATATTCATCCCAACAGCCACAATCGTTAGGCCCTTTAATTCTATAATCTGTAATGAATGTCCCATTATCTGCTTTTGATAAAATCCAAAAATAACCTCCAGCGTTTCTGTATATTTCGACAGATATATTGTGTTTCTGCCGAAGATACTTTTGAGCCTCGTATAAGGTTGGGCATGAACATCTTTTTTCTGAAAGATTGAAATTTTGCTCATATTCAGATGGACAACACCTAAGCCCGTTCTCTAAATATGAATATTTGCAGTTTTCATTAAACTCTATTTCTTTCAAAAGCAATCCTACATCGTGTGTTACATAATCTTCCGGTCTAAACATGGCTATTTTATTTATAAGGGTTATTATCCAAAACTAAAGCTGAAACGGCCAGCCCTTGTGCGATCAGGTTGCGGTAGTCTATGTGACACTGATGCAGCACGTGAAAGACTTGCTGGAAATGGCGAAGGCCCAATTGCGTGCTGTTATGCTTCCCTTCTTCCGGTGTAATAAAGAAGCTCTGCAAGCTCATTTCGCACACCTTACATCCCCAGGCGAAGAACTCCACGCATTCTCTTTCTTCGTCGAAATTCCAGGTGGTATAAAGGCCCATATACCCGTCGAAATCGAACGCTTCTGCCAGGTACTTCATCGGACAAATTTCCGAGCCGTTCACAAAGATTTCTTCTGTGATTGAAGACAGCGGATAGAGTATCGGTTTTATATCTCCCAATCTGAACCCTTTCCCGAGACATCTTTCTCCTTTTAATGTTTCGGCATTCAGGCCAATTTCGTTACCATGCTTGTCTCTTTTCTTATAAGCCCATACCTTATATATGTCGGCTAAGTTTATAACGTCCATTTCAATCATTCCTTGTTTAGTGATAAACGCCAATCCGAACGGTAATCTGGCTGAAATATCTTCCAGTAACAGTAGTTTTTCTTCTTCTTTCATCATATTATTTTTCTTTTAGCGTTTCATTCATTAGTCTTTCTGTCAATCCATATAGTTGCCCTGCAATAAACGATCTGGTTTGGGGAGAAGCTGTACTGATAAACTCCACCATGTCTTTATACATTGTTTTCCATTTTACCAGCCCGTTATTTGAAGACTCACTTTCCTCCGGTACTTCTTTACGAAAAGCAACCCTGACATTGTAAGGGTTAGGCCATTGATATGGGTCACAGTCTGCCTCCTGCAATATTGCCTTTTCTGGGATTTTTACATAAACTCCTGGCTCTACTTCTGCTTCATAAACATTCTGGTCACAAAACCAATAGGAACTATATATTTGTAATACTCTTAATGATATAGGCAGAAGGTCTTTTAACCACCATTGTTCGCGCGAAAATGTTTCACGCAAATCTTTCTCTTCTTTAATAACTACATTATCACCTACACTGAATTTGGGATTCTGAGGGTGAGAAAAATCTCCGTATGGGTAATCAAGCAAGCACTCATGTACGCAGACACTACTTCTTTCTTTCAAGTAATAATAGAACATTCCACCTACTTCTCTAAAGCCTGTTACTACAAAGTTTTTACCTAAATATTTCTTCAAAGGCTTATTGATCTCTACTGCGTAGCTGATTTCTTTTGCTTCTGCAAGGTTTTTTACTCTTACCCTTTCTCCTATTTTGAATTTCGGTTTCTTGTTTTTCATAATTTTATTCAACTAGGGGTATCACCAACTATCAAATGATTATGAATTTCCATAATTTTCAGAATCCGAACTTCACATCTCATAATCCCTAAATCTTTTGCTATGGCTCCTTTTGCAGCCTGATGAAGGGTTGAATGATCCGTCTGTTCTTCTTCTGTACGGACCGGAAGAAGGTATTCTTCACGGAATCTAACCGGAGGTGTCTTGGCTTCAAAAACCACGGAAAAGTTTTTCTTTAATAGCATCAGTCATTCTTTTTTTCAAACTTACCATTCTTACATCCCTGATTATATCCAACTTCATCTCCGGAATAATCACAATAATGAATTATTAAGGATTCCCCTGGAGAAACTGGTTCAAGTTTCGTTCTAATATGCTTACAGTAGCAACACATTGGACATCTGCTTCCTTCCAGTAATTCCTTTATCTCTGAGCAGGCATTCCCTAACGTGATTAATTCTTGTAGTGTTAGCATGGTCACTCTCCTTTAAACTTCTTATCCAGCATGATTTGCAATGCTTCATCGCCGCGTCCCATCTTATTCATCATTTCACCTACCTGCTTATCGAAATCGCTGCTTTGCAGGATTACAAGGGCTATCATGGCGAGTGCCTGTATCTGGCTTGACTGAATGGCTGTTACTTCTATTACTTTTTCAAGCATACCGGCATCCGAGAATCCTCTTTCTTTCATCGAAAGAAGACCTTTTGCATTTTTCGTGCTGGACTCTATTGTCTGAAGTATGTATTTCAATACTCCTCTTTTATCTTTCAATAAATCTGCAATATCCATAAGCTTATCAAATTAGTATAGGTTTATCTGCCTTCTCCTGTTCCACTTCCTTTGCAAGTTCAGTACCGATAATCTCTCCACAAATTGGGCATTTCACATTTTCATGACCTGTAAAGAAGTTAGTTCTAATATCTTCATGTCCGTATCTAAGTAGAGACTTACATTTAGGACACTTGACTTCCCATTCTTTTATTTCACCTTCTCTTACGACTTTCATGGCTTATATCTTTCAATTATAATTATTAGCTTTTCGGTATTTTCATAAAACACATCCAGATAGTCGTACCGTTATTCTTCGTAGTATGCCCAAACAAAGGTTTGTAATCCGTAATAGCATTGATTACTTCCTTTACTTTTATCTGGTCCTGATTCCACTTGAAGATAAGTACACCGTAATCATCCAGCACTCGCATACATTCATGTATGGAGTCATTAATAAAGCTTTTCCAGTCTTTTGGAAGTTTCCCATACTTTTTGGCCAACCAACTGTTTTCACCGGCTCTTACCAAATGTGGAGGGTCAAACACAACCAACTTAAATGTATTATCAGCAAATGAAAGGTTTGTGCAATCCTCAATTTTATCAGGTTTCACAGAAATTTTCCGCCCATCACAAAGTGTGTCTTCAAAATCGCGTATGTCAGTAAATAAAGCAAGCGGATTCTCTTTGTCGAACCAGAACATTCGGCTTCCACAACATACATCAAGTATTGGTTTATTTTGCTTTTCCAGCCTTCTTCAATTTCTTCACTTCCTTAAACATCAGCAATGATTCTTCCATGATTATAGGAACTTCCATTATTGCCACTCCTCCTTTCCTAACCTCTTACTCTCCTCTTTCAAAGCCTGAATCTTCGCAAAAAGTCCGTTTGTTTTAGTTTTCTTTTCTTTGGAAGTAATTTTCTTGTACGCCATACCGATGGCAATCATTGAAATACCCGTTTTTATCTGCTGGATGTCGCCATCCATGGTTTCTAAATCTTGAAGCGTATCTTCATTGATAACCACATTGTCGAGCTCATTCATAGCTTCTTCAGCGTCCTTCATACTGATTCCTGAAACAAGCATCACAGCTTTGATAAAATCCTTTTCTACTTCAAAAGTGATACTCACTTTTTCATTCTGATTGTTTCCCATATCTCCCACTATTTTAAATTCCTTCATAAATCGGCATCGGAACAGAAGTGTCCACAAACAAATGCCCTACAAACGAACCGTTGAAAAGTATAAAAGTCCCTATATACATCATGTAAGGCTCAAGGTTTATCTCTTCACCGGTCATTACCATACGGAACTTTACTCCCCGCTTTGGCTTTGATTCATCTTCCAGTGCCCAGATATATACTTTCTCGTTTACCACATCAAGTTTCAGCAGCTTACTTCCCTCGTAAAGCGGAAGCGTAAACTCTGACGCTGCCGGGATTTCATGTTTTAAAATTCTTGCCATATTCTTTTCTTTTTAAGGTTATTAATCATCTTCAAAGCGCTTCTTTTCCTCCCACTCTTCGTCGGTTTCCGGGCAGGAAAGTATCTCCTTGGAGTCTTTGGGTTCCTCACCCAACTTGTAGAAAAAGCACACACGGGTAAATTTACGGGTGCGTTCCTCACGACGGATCGTGTCGTTCATAAACTCCTGCTCCCAGGCGTAGTGACGGGGATATTTGGAGCCTTTGTCCGAGCGGTAGACGATGGAAGGGTTCATGGTGTACTGCATATTGAAGCAGTAAGCCTGCATCTTCTCTATCATTTCGTTCTTCACGGATTTCACGCTCTGCATCGTCACCGCGTCGCCCCGGTGTTCCAGGTAGCTGATGGCCATTTCACTGATAGATACCGGACGGCACCAGTGCCACTGGTTCGCAAAGAAATGATTGGCCCAGTCAATGAATACCTGGTCCTTGATGGCGGAGTAAAGTATTCGCATCTGTCCGTCCTGCGACATGGGCGGTATCAGGCTTTCCTGCAGGCCGAGGTAGAACTGACAGCTTTGCAGCATCATGTACACCGCTTCGTCACGTTCTTCTTCGGTGGCTTCCAGAAAGATGTCTTTCCCAAACTTCGTCTGCGGCGTGCGTTTCTTGAACTGGCCGGCGTAGTCCTCGTCGTGATAGTAATCGCTCTGCATGGCCAGGAAGATACGGCGTGAGGTGCTTCCTTCGGTCATGTCGAACGGCATCTTGTTCATGGTAATGAATATCTTAGGGGTTGCCTCGCGCGGCAGTGTCATTTCATCGTGATACAGGGTCTTTACCGTAATGTTGTCCGTAATGTTGTAGAACTCGCTGCCCATCATGTCGAGGCGAAGGTCGTCTATCAGACACATGCTGTCCACGGTATAATGGAACTTGTCGAAGTTCTTGGCCATGTTCTCTTTCTTCTTCAAGGTCTGACCGGGGATGTAGCACACCTTCCGCACCAGCTCGAAGAAGGAACGGAAGAAACTTTTTCCGGTACCGCCGCTGTTCTTTCCTTCGTCGGCCACGGTGTACTCCGTCACGACTCCCATCTTCTGCATGGTGCCTGTACGATAGCGCGAAAGCATGTAGCCCATGAGCGCTACCTTGCAAATGAAGTGCATGTCCTGTCGCTGCTTTTCCAGCTCGGTAAGCGGATAGCCTTCGGCTTCCTTTCGCCAGTGTATGCGGCTGGTGTCATACAGCCACTGCACGCAGACAGGCATCTGGTCAATGTCTTTTGGCATTTTCAGCAAAAAGCGGTACAAACGCTGGTAGGCGATGAACTCTGCATCCTCACGGCGGCGCTCGTTCTCGTTCATCCGTTTGTCGGTCATGCGCTGCCTGTTCAGTTCCTTACGTGCGGCATATTCCGGATTCTCCTCGATGGTGAACAGCGGGGACTTCATCGGATGGTAATCGGCGTCGATAATGGCCTTTCGGTTTACATGGAAAGGAAGGTCCACGTAGTCCACCGGCTCGATGCTGTCGGCCGTCACCTTCACGGCGCAGTTGCGGAAGAAGAAATAATCGAAATCCTTCCCCCACGACATGAAGTTCAGGTCTACTTTCTTGATTCCGGACATGGTGTCGCGTCCGATTTTCTTCTGGGTACTGATGGCGTTGCTCAGTTCCTCGGAGTAATACTGTGAGTTGTATATCAGGAAGTCTTTCATGATTTCCTTGGCTTCGCTCAGTGCCTGGCTCTCTTCCACCACATCGACAATGTTGTTGCTGATGTGCACAAACTTGGTCGTATCCGCTTCGTCGGTGTACTTGTAGAATCCGTTGGCAGAAAGGAACTGGGCCATATTGTCGAAGTTCAGGGTATATTTCCGGACCACTACCTTGCTTTCGTCCTCCTGCTTTTTGGTCTGGTACTGCACGTCCCAGAACCGCATACGGCGGGCGGTCTTGAGCAGGTCGTCGAAGTAGCGGTTTACGTTGGTGTGCATGAGCTTTTCATTGCGGCGCATCACTGCCGGGTAGAAGTTGAAGAACTCTTCGGCATCCTTGCAGGATTTCCCGCTGCGGGGATTGTACTGGGTGGAGAGGTCTTCGGGCAGATAGAGCACTTTCAGCTCCACGTGTTTCAGGGCCAGCCGGTTCATGGCGCGGATTCCGGTGCGGTCAATGTCATACATCACAAACACTTCCATGGAGATGTTCAGCAGGCGACGGATGGTTTCCGACGAAATCTCCACACTCTCGGAGTGGGGAAACACCACATGAGCGTCGCTATGGAAGTACACATTGATGGCATCGCGCGGTCCGGAACAGATCACAATCCGGCGGAACACGTCGGCAAAAGCACGGGTACGCCGTCCCTGCTCGTCCACCCGGGTTTTCTCTATATTGATAATGGGATGCCCTTCCTTGTCGGAGGTTTCTACACGTCCGGTCTGCAGGGCACGCATCACGTCAGCGTCGCCGTAGATTTCCTTGTAGAATCCTTCCGGACGGCTTCCTCCCTGGTACCACCAGGTAAACTTGTAGTTGGGCTGGCGACGGCCGTCCGCATCGGTCGTCTCGCGGAAATAGGGCTCGTACTTGCGTGCCCACCAGCCGTTCTCGTCTTCGTAGCGGAAAAGAAATACCGGGTAAGAAGGTGTGGACTTAACTTCGTAGCTGGTCAGCACGCCGTCGGAATCGGCCTTTTCGGGGGTAACGTAGCTTTCCAGCGGATAGAGGTTGAACATGGTGCTTAGCTGGGTGCTGTCGAAGGGAGCGGGCATGTCGCCACGGTAAAAATCGGGATTGAACGAACAGCGCAACAGGTTGTTTCCGTCAGCATCGGTCACGGCTGTCTGCTCGGGTCCTTCGCTTGTGTTTTTCCCGGCGCGGAACACGGGGAGCACCTGGCAGCCCAGCGCACGGAGCTCAGCGGGTGTAAACTCGCCCTTACGGATGCGGAAATCCACTTCCGGCTGCGGGGCGGTCTTGCGTGCCCGGTGGAGGAATCCGTTCTTGTAATCTCCTTCAATAATCAGGTTGAAGTCTTTGGCCAGCCGGTTCACCGCGTCCGGAAAGTCGTGTTTCTCTCCTGCGCGTTCCAGAAGGCGCTGCTGCAGCATGATGGCCCCTACCCCTTTGCTACGGTTCTGCTCGCCGCATACGAAGCAATTGAAGGCGGCATAGCGTTCTCCCTTTGGCGGGAACTTGCTCACACAGAAACTTCCGTTCTTCTCGTCGTGAAACGGGCAGCGGTAGAATACGCTGCGTGCGGTCTGCGATGCGGGAAGGTATCCGTTGTTGCGCATCACGTCGGGAAGCGGGAGCGCATTGAGTTTATCAACTGTCTTGTCAGAAATCATTTCAGGGAATTTTAAAAGAGGAATGTCACCTCGTAGTTCATGCTTTCCATTTTTGCTTGTATCATTTCTTTCAGGCTATCTGGCAGGCACATCATAGGGTCTGGCTCATGCAGGTAAATCGTATTTTCCTGCACGCTTCCTGTGGAAGAATATCCGTCGTACACCAGCTCGTTCATGAGCTTCTGCATGCACGACTTCGACAGGTTGCCGCAAGCTATGCTCACGCTACCTTCCGGATAGCCTATCGCTATTTCCGTGTGACGCACATGGAAACGCTGTTCATATACTGCTCTGCTTCGTTTCATACCAGCCGCTTTCCTTTTAGCGTTAACATAAGCTCAGGACGTGTAGCCACACCCAACTTCGCAAAAATACGTTTCCGCATGTTGTCTATATTGGAATAGCTGCATCCCATTTCGTCGGCAATCTCTTCGTAGGTGAGCGAAGTATTTACCAGCATGTTCGCCACAGCAGCCTGAGTGGGAGTCAGTCCGCACTCGTACACCGGATTGCAGCACACCTCCTTTTTATCCTTGAAGGCGGGGTTGAATCCGTTGAACGGACAGTTATATCGCATAGGGCAGTGCGTGTTCTCGGTATTGAAGTCTTCCGGACCTTCATGGTCGGGAATATCGTCCTCGCGTCCGAAACAACAGTTCAGGCTTACCAGCGCAAGCTCTGACAGATAGCGGCTGCGAAGGTTCCGTATGGTCTTATAAGAACGTCCAAGTCGCATCTGCAGAAGCTGGTCGGCTGCCACCAGGTGTGAGGGATAGTTTTTCTTCATCTCGTCGAGGTATTCCTCTACGAAGTCAATTCCCGTCTTCCCGTCGTTCTTTACCGTAATTTCCTCTCCGTCTTCAAAAACAATTCTTGAGAATCCGTCCTGAAGGCGTGTATATGCTTCCCATTGTCTTTCCAGCATGTATCCCATCACATTTCCTCCATTTGTTTCTTATACTCCTTATAAATAGATTCCAGCCCGCGAAGCTCTACTTCCGTGAAGTCGAAGTTACGGAAATGCGCACGCAGCGCATGTTCGCCCATACCTCGTTCTTTCATGAACTCGATAAATTCTCCCTTCTTTCTCACACTGGAAAAGAAGTCTTTCAGTTCCCCTTCGTAGTCAGGATCAAAATCTCTCAGGCATTTTTCCACGCCTTCCGCCTCCCACCGGCGCACGCGGTTCAACCTGATCTTCTGGTACGCCGTGCTCATGCTCATTCCGTAATGTTCCACCAGGTAGCGGCTAAATCCCAGCCGCATGGGGCTCAACTTTTTTTCGGATAATGCTTCAATGATGCTCATTTTCATACTTCTGATATATATTGTCGTTTCTCGCTTTTGCGGTTTCGGTCGTTTTTTGTTATTTTTACTCCACAAAGTAACAATTTTAATTTGACAATCGCATTATAATTGTTACGGAAATAACAATTTTAAACTGATTTTTTATGTACTATTTCAATTCTTTCCTGTTCAATAATCTTCCGAAGCTCTTCGGCCTGAGCGAAAAAGGCGTGTCGGAGAAGGTGTACGGAAAATCATACATGTATAAAAGAAAGGTTGATAATCAAGACAATATACTCGTGCATGACATCGTAATGGTGTGCAACACATTCCACATAAGCCTGTCAAACTTCATTATGTCGGCTCCTCCGGAAAATTTACTCGGAAATCGCTTCAAATATGTCATACCGGATGAAGATTTTAAAGAAGTGAGATTCATACCCGAAAACCTGCGCTGGCTCTACGGCCCGCAGGGACTTACCAAAATTCCTTCGCTTGCTGAATTTTCGCGTCAGAGCGGAATATCAGTCACCAGCATCGTAAGGTGGCAGAATCCGAAGATAGGCGGGTGTACGGTTAACTGGCTTATCGGGATATGCAACCGTTTCGGAATCGACATAGACGTATTCATGGAAGACGAGAATGAGAAGCTTGAAAAGTACGCGGCCACCGAGACGGAAATATCACCGCGCGTGTGGCAGGAAATTTCGGAACTCAAAGAGGCTATAAGGGAATACCGTCAGGAACGAATCTCACTTCTGGATGAAAACCGCAAGCTGAAAGCAAGAATCAAGGAAACGGAGCTTGTGGCAGAAGAATCCACGGAATATACCTACGCAGACAGGAAAGTCAGGGAATGGAAGGCTAACTGGCGACTGCTGGAGAACTTTCATATCGTCGTGGGAGTGTCCAGACGGAAAGTGATTCAGGATGCCGGTATGCAGAATTTCAGCGAACTCTTCATTGAAGGAAACATGCTGATTACCTCGCTGGTGAAACTTTGCAACAAATACCATATCAGCACAAGGCACATATTCTATCGGGATAACGGCATTGTTCCGGAAGTAAATGTGTACGACTATTACCGGTCGGACAACTGGAAGACGGTAGTTTTCCATCCGGAATATGTGAATGATTTTTTCGGGAAGGAGAGCGTGACGGGTATAAACCGCTCGGAACTGCTTGAACGTATGAATATTAGCGAATGGAAACTTCGTGCATGGCGAAAAGAAAACAGCACCATGCGCATAAAAGACATGCTTGATATATGTAATAAACTTGAAGTGACACCTTACTGTCTGATTACAGACTTAAACCGTATGGACCTTTCCAGCGGGATGACCAGTGCGGAAATCCTGCTGGAAGAGAACCGTATGCTCCGCCAGCAGGTTATCCGACTGAAAGAAAAACTACAGAAGAAAAACGGAGAAGGATTCCTTCCGTTAGACGAATGAGTTCAGTGTACTTCCTGAGAATCCATACCGCACACTGAAATTCACGGACAGCATACCGGGTTTAGCGCGGTCATAAAGTTCGTTCGTCTCTTCGGGTATGATGGTGACGGGTATGTATGTGCCGTTGTCGTACATCCATGCCTTTCGCGTCACCACAAATTCCGTGAGCCACCATTCGGCCCACTCCCTGTTTACGAATCCGCTGCTCATGGAAAAAGTTCCTGAAGGTGCCTGTGCATAGCTGGCTGTGCGCGTGGTAGCACGGTAGGAAATGTCAGCAGGCAGCGTGTAGAGCTCACTCTGTATGTCATATTCCAGCGCATCGCGCGTAAAAGCGACTACGCTTTCCATCAGCCCGAATCCGTTCAGGAATATGAAGTGACGCATGAGCGGGTTTGTCTTTACCGCATAGCGCTTCTTCCCGGTTTCAAATCCGGTGTTCACTGTAAGCTCACCTTCTTTCAGGAGGAACGTACTTATGACAAGCGAATCTGGAACCAGCGCACCACGGGTATAATCGGAATATTCTTTCGATTCTTCTCCCTGCACTACGCTGTAGGTAATGGTATCCGATCGGGTACTTACCGCAGGAATACACAGTATCCATCCCAATGGAACAATATCCCCCTCCGGTTTACGGCTCAAGATACGTCCTTCACCTAAAATCTCTGTGGTATCTACATTGGATGTGGTAAGGCGTTCAAACTCCGTGAGCCTTCCGGGTATGGCATTGTACTGCTCGGAAGTGGTTTCACCTTCTTCTATCTCTACCATACCGTCCAGATATGATTCCTTGTAGGTAATGGTGTATCGTGCAGCGTATATCATCTGTGAAAGGGTCTGCGTGCCGTTCACATCAAACGTCATCTTTCGTGACAGCGCAGTTTTTATGGTTTCTCCAATATTGAAAACGGCTATCCCGTCAGAACCTACCTCAAATGAGTAACTTTCTGAATAAGGAAACTCTTCAGATCCGGCAAATGCGGTGGCATTGACCGTAATCTTTATGCGGAGAAAAGTTTTTCCGCTCAGCGTGGTTTTTGCCTTAACCACTATGGGGTCGCCTGCAAATGCTATCTGTGGCGGCTGCTGTAATACCTGTATTGCCATGTTTTTTTCTTCATTAAATGGTATATAGTTCGATTGTCACCTCCGTAATCCCGCTACGGTCAATGCTGTAGGATAACTTATTGATGAATCCCACATAGTTACCTATCTGGTAGCGCTTGAGCATATCGAGACCTGCAATCTGCGATATGGTCATTCTTACTGTCAGTATCACGGTCTTCCGGTTATAAAGGAAGTAAAGATACTCCGAAAGGAATTTTGCCACCAGTCCACGGTCCTGGTATGCCTGAGAAGCGGGATACTTGTCTTTCCCGGCCACCAGCTTGAGCGAGAATCGTCCGGACTGGTCTACTCCACCCTGCTCCGTGCCGTTATAATCAAAAAAACGGCCAAAGTTATCGCAGCTGTCGGCTGTAAAAGCACTGTTTGCTACCGTCTGTACCCACGAATCGTTCCCCTCGCCGTCGTAATTAGGACTATATTCTATCCCAGATTTGCTACCAGGTCCTCGCATGATTCCAAGGCAATATCCGGCATCGTAAGTACGCATGGGTGATTCTTCTGCTGATTCTTTGTCATAATTTTCATCGGAAAGATAGCTCAGAGTTATCTCATGCTTGTATCTCATCATGCGAGAAGGTGCTACCCCCAATATCCTGGGAATAAGACTGAAACTTGCATTTCTTTCCGACAGAAGTTCCTGATCGGCAAATACAGCAAGAATCTGCTGACCTTCTTTACCAGACATAGCCTCTGAAACTACTGTCTGACCGTTAACGTCATTTATCATCACCGGAGCAAAGTTGATAGATATTTCATCTTCCTCTTCTTCCGTCGATGTGCCTCCGATTAAATAATCACGAAATCCGCCAACCTCAAACAAAGAAGGATTTCCTCCAGTATTCTCGTCCACTTTTATACGATAGGAGTTCCCTGTAAGTTTATCCTGATAGCATGTGGTGTCATTGGATGCTTGTCCCTGCTGAAGAATCTCCATGTAATTATTCTTTTCCTTCACATTGGAATAATCATCATAATTGAATGCAGTATCATCTTCCTGGCCGTATGTAAGGCGTATGGTCTTTTCTTTTGATTTTTTCAACTGCATCCCCACTATTTCCACATCAAGAATGGATGTTTCATCCGATTTCAGAATGTCTTTTATATATATGACATCCATCGTATTTTTTGCACTGTCGTACAAGAACCGAATACCAAAAGCATTTTGCAGGTCTTCAATCAAATCTTCCATTTCTACATCCGGGAAATTCTGATTGGTAGCAAAAACATTCACCGCGCTATAAGAAAAGTTCTGGGTAAGAAATGTCGCAATTGTTCTGTATGAATTAGCACCTGGAATTACATTATACTTTAAGTCATAATGAAGAGAAAATGATGAACCCATAAAATTATTCATCATAATATCTGTCCATGATACAGAAAATGAATCTCCCTTTTCTTCCGTATGACACTGCGTGCTGAAAAATGCCAGACGGCACATGTCTTCCATTGTGGACAAATCGTTCTTTTGTACGCCGATATTCAGATATTTGAAGAAACAATCAAGAAGATACATTACGTAGAAGCATACACCGCTGTACGGTCTTCTGGGTTCCAATATATTATAGCTTCCTGCATCGTTTGGTGTACATACCCTTACATTGCAATATGGCTTTATAGGATAAGGGTCCGATTCGTTGCTCTCGGTGTAATTCATCACTCCATCGTTAAGGTATATGGTTATAAATAAATTATCATCCGTATTGGAATATTGTGTGGAAGCTGATTTTACCCTATATCCAAGTTTTATCTCCCTGTCGAGCGGAATATCCCTTGCATTCATCCCCTCTATATGGTCCATGAAATCGCTGTTACCGGAAATGAATGTGACGGGAAGTGTATCTTCGAACTCCACTTCATCGTCCGTTTCTATCACACCACGGTATATCATCACGCCGTCCACCCAAAGCTCTGCGGGCATACGGTCAATGTCCTTCAGGTTAATGTCTCCCCACGGATCGGCTATGTTCTTGAAAATTTCTCGGTTTGGTTCCAGCGGAATTTCGAAAGGGAACGAGAATGTTCCCTGGTCATTGAAAAGTGGGTTTGACTGCTCCAGTGTAATGGAAAAATCTTCCGACAGCTTTACCCACTGGCTGTTAATCTTTATCTGTAGTCCTTTCATCGTGTCATTATTTTATCAGTCCGCGTTTGGTCATGAAATTGCTGGCTTTGTTCAACTGGTTTACCGCACCCTTGCTCCCGTATGGGTCTACGGCGGCGCGAATCGGCTTGCTCAGACGCTCGTTCAGTGTGGAAAGCGCTTCGGCCACACTCCCGAGCATTTGTGTCATCTGCTCGTTCTGCATGGTCATATCCGCAGCTCCGGATGCTACCTGTGTAATCTGCGCCGGCATAGAAGGATAGTTCCCGCTGGCAAATGTCGGCATGGCGGCCGATTTAAGCTGTCCGTGCCGCGCAATGGTGAGAATGCTGTCGTAGATGTGCGGATAGTTCAGAATAAGCTTCTGTGTAGTATCGCCGTCCACAATCATTTCAGGCTTCTTTTCAGAGAAAATACCGAAATGCGCACCTCCGCCGTACACGCCCGTCTTCAGTTCCTTCTGGTAGCGTGCGTTGTATATCTGTCCGTCGTTCCCAAGTACCGGATAGTCACCCTCTGCGTAGGTAAGCATTCCGGCTGCTACACGGCCCTTGCTGCTGCTTACTCCGGTGGCAGCTGCCACATCCTGCTTTGCCTTGTTTAGCTTACCCATGGCAAGGCCCATCAGAGCGGAAAGTGCCGCACTGATAACTGCAGTCAATGGGATACCCCACCATCCTAGGTCTCCGATTGTTTTTGCTGATCCCCTCGCAATACCAGAAGTTACATCTCCTGCAGTCTTTTCCCCTTCTACTGTCATATCCGTAATGGCCTGTGACCCATGAATAGCTGTAACAGTAGCACTTGTAGCCGCTTCCTGTGCTACTTCCTGGCCTCCAAGAGTCTTCTTCATCAACAACTCGGTTATTTTTTGCATAATCAAGTCTTTGGTGAGTTTCATCGCTGTTTGGAGCAACATTTTTGCAGCTTGCTTACGGTCGTCCACTTCGGCAAATGCAGCTTCTCCCATCTGCTCACTGAAATCTACTACTGCATCGGTGTAGTTTTTCAATGTGCCCAACTTGCTTTCTGTTATTTCCAGTTCCTTGGAAGATTGTTCCTCCCTTGCGGCTATGTAGTTGTCGTAAGCCTCCTTTTGCGCCATGAGGAAAGATTCTTCTGCCTGCTGTTGCGTAGCGCCGGAAGCAATGGCCTGCTGTATCAGTTCTTTCTTACGGCTTTCAAACTGCTCATAATACTGCGCTGCCGCTTCCAATTTTATTCGCAGCGCTTCCAGTTCGGCATTGTCCGTGTCGGAAGTACCAAGGAAGGAACTTTGAGTAGATGCCAGTCCCAGATTACCGGCTGCACCCATCAGCTCACTCTGATCGTCAGCACCTTTTATCCGGTCCTCCCAAAGTTTCTGGTTTCCGCTGGTTTCCCACTGCACGTCTATCATTTCCTTTATGTCCTTTGCATACTTCTCGGCAGCGGCCTTGGAATCCTGATAGAAATCACGCAGCTTTTTCAGCATGAGCGACATCTGCTCCGGGCTCATGCTTTCGGCCCATACCGCGTCAATGTTGCTAAGATAAGTGCGCAACTCGTCTTCGTTCAGGCTGTAAGCATCTTCCGACAGAGAAACAAGGGCATTAATTCTTTCCTTCACTGTACTCTCGTCAATCACTCCGCTAAATCCCAGACTCATACGGAACTCTTTCTCCGCATCGGTATTCAGCAGACGAAGTTTGTCGAGCGACTCCTCAAACTGGTTGACAAGGCTTTCAAACGGGTTGTATTTAAGCAGCTCCTTCTCGATAGTCTGACGGTATTTCACTGCCATGTTCTGTACTTCGAGCAGGTCTTTTTCAAGGTTCTTACGTAAGCCGTCGGTCTGACGTTCGCCCAGCTTCTTAATCAATGCAGCGGTAGATTCCAGGTTCTTACCTTCCATCCCGTATAAATTCTGATTGAAGGTGTTCTCCTCGCCCAACAGCTTTTTACGAAGCTCCACACGTGCCAGCAGATGTTCTTCCTCGGTCGCGTCAATCTGACGGTTCATCTCCTCAGTAGTTATCTGTTCATCGAGATATGCCTGACGGATAGCCTGCTGACGGCGGAGGAAGTAAGCTTCGAGCGCAGACATGGCCGCACTGATTTCATCATTCATTTCCTTCTGCTCACCACGTGTGCCTGACTTACGTACTTTTAGCCAGTTACCGCTTGTGTCGCGTCCCCATTTCTCAGCCAGCACCTTGGCCACATCCTGCTCCATCTTTTTCAGCGCCTCGTATTCTTCCTTGGCCGACTTGAATCCACGGGCAGCGAAGGTGTCTGCATAGTCCTTGTCCTCATTAATGCTCTTCATCATGGCCTCCAGCTTTTTGTAGGTAGCTACCAGCTTGTCTACTCCGGCTGTTTCCAGCGATACTCCCTGTCCCCATACAGACTCCAGTCCGATGGCCTTAATACGTTTTTCCACCTGATCTATGTTGTACTGATATACACCTAACAGGCGGTTCTTCTCTTTCAGTTCCTTCAGTTCTGAATCGGTAAGATTCTCTCCCTTCCTACGCTTATCGTTCAATTCTTCCAGTCTGGATTCCTCGAGCTTATTCAGCATTATCCCTTTTTCTTTCCTTTCATTCAGCCTTTCAAGTTCTGCAGTTTCAAGCTCAGTCAATTTCTTTCCTTTCTCACGTTTTGCATTCAAATATTCAACATCTGAACGCAGACGTTGCACGTAGGTAGTCGCCTGCTGCAAATAGGTATTCAGTTCCGGTATGTCTGAAGAAGAAAGAATGCCCTGGTTGGACTTACGGAGGTCTTGCAGCATAAGTTCTTCGGTCTTGCTCTCGGCAGCACGCTGCGTACTTTCAAGGAAAGTCTGAGTCTGTCCTGCTTCCTTACGGATGTTTTTCAGGATGTTCATCAGTTTTAAAGCGTCGGAACTGAACGGGAGCTGCTTTATGTTCTTGTTGTATTTCTCCATAAAGCCATCCAGCGCGTCGTACAGATTACCTCCTTCTTCCACTACCTTATTCATCCCGTCCATGATGAGGGCCATGGCATCGCCGGCATTCGTTTCTCCGACGTTTTCCATTTTGTTCAGCGAAGCAATAATCTTCGACTGAAGTTCCTGAATCTGGTCGGTGTATTTGTCGGCAATGTTTTCCATCATTTTGTCGCGCATCTTCAGCGCCAGCGTTTCACGAAGACGGGCATTAATCAGGCTGTAAATGTATTCCTGCTTCTCGGCATAGTTGTTTTCAGTGACCATAAATCCAAGGTATGCCCCATACTTGTCATTCAGCTGCTTAATCAGTGCTGCACGCTCTCCGTTCGATACATTTGCCTTGTCAATCGCATATTTCAGATTGGAAAGTTCAAATGTTTCCTTCTGTATGGCTGCTTCAAATTCCGACTGTGCCTTTGTTGCTTCGTCTACTGATTTCTTGAAATAAGTAATGGCAGATGTCAGCGCAGTAAATCCTAATACAACCCATCCTAATGGATTTGACATCATAGCCTTTGAAAGCCACTGCCAGGCTATTTTGAATATATTCACAGATGCTGTTCCTGCTTTTACCATTTTCGTAAACAGCACAATGTTTGCACTTGCTTTCTGCACAGCAGAAGACGTGGCTATCATTACTCCTACCAAAGCCTGAACTGTTACTGCCATCAGTCGGATAGACTTTTCTCCGCGTTCAAACCGGTTGGGGATGCTCGAAATATAGCGAAGCACATCCGTGAGCCATTCCACAAATCCGCTGTTGATAAATGATTCCTTGATGGCGTTCCCCATACGCTGCATAATAGCCATGGCGTTTTCGTTCTTGATGTTGTATTCATCCGTCACGCTGGTAGCTTCCTTAAACGCACGGGAAGAAGTAAATACCTGTGCCTTCAGCTCGTCTACGCCGGAAGAAAGGGTAACGAGCACCTGCTTGATACGCTCGCCATCGCTACCGAGGTCTTTCATAATCGGAGCCAGCACATCCAGTCCGCCCATAGCATTCATTTTCTCGAATACAGCGATTACGGCCTGAATGGTTTTACCCTGTTCAATCAGGTTTTTCAAGTAATCATCGCTCAGTCCCACAGCCTGCGCCACCTCGGTGGTGTTACTGGTAAGTGTAGAGATAAAGGTGTTCAAAGCCGTACCACCCATTTCGGCGTGCTGACCAAGCGCGTCGAGTGTGCCGGCCAGCGCAATCAGGTCGGACATGGAAAGTCCTGCCGCTTCTCCGATAGCTCCGATACGGTTTACCACATCGACAATCGGACCGGCAGAAGCACGGCTGGTCTGGGATATTTCGTTGATAGCAGAACCGGTAGCGAGCAAGGCTTTTTCCACTCCGAGCTTCTGTGTCTCACCCAGAATGGCATTTACCTTCATCAGCTGACGTACCGCTTCGGCTCCTCCCAAATCTTCTCCCAATGCCACAAGCAACTGATTACCTGCCTTCACGAATCCCAACACATCTTCTTTGGCAGAAATTCCTAACTTACCGGCTTCGTATGCCAGGTCGTGAAGTTCCTGCTGTGCGGTACGGGTGTCGATACTGTCAATTTCACGGCTCAGCTCGGCTACTGACTCAGTGGAAAGTCCGGTGGTCTTCTCGATGTCGGCCAGACTGTCGCTCAGCTGCAAGTTAGCCTGATACAACTGCTTGATACGTCCTACCACCTCATTGAATCCGGCATATACCAGCACATAACTTGTCAAACGCTTGATGGTAGCTACAATCTGGTTATCGTGTTCCTGCCAGCTTCGCTTCACTTCATTAATCTGCTCGTTTACCCGGCGCAGATTCATTGAAGTTTCGACATACTTCTCTGCGTCACGTTCGGTTTTCGAAAGTTCTTCCTGAAGCTGTGCCGCAGCCTTTTGCAAATCTTCCAGTGGAGCTGTTTTAAGTGTAAGAATCACTTTGTTAAGTTCTTCTGCACTTAACACAGAATTTTTCTGTTTTTTCTCAATCGTGCTCAGCGCATCTTCAATTTTTTTCAAGCCTTTTGTATCGCTTACTTCAAGCTTCTTTTTATACTCTTCTAGCGATTTTTTCAGCTTCTCAAGGTCTTCGTATGTACCGTCGAACGTACCTTGACCAACCGTTTCAGCTTTATCAAGCGCTTCATCCAAAGAAGAAAATTCGGCAGATGATTGTTTCAGCTTCTCATTAAGTGAATTGATGGCCGATTCTACCTCCTTTACTCCCTTTATGTCGCTTGTCTTTAGCTGCTGCTTGTATTGTTCAAGCAACTTGATGGCTTCTTTTGTCTGGGCTATTGTGCCATCGAATGTGCCGGTCTGGACTTGTCCTAGTGTGGTTTGAGCACGCTGTGAGACACGACGAGTTTCTTCCGCTTCAACCTGAGCAAGCTGTTCACGGTATTTCTGAATTTCCTGCGTGTTTAGGCGAGTAGATGATATAAGTTCCTGTAAGCGCTGTTTGGCCATGCCAAGCGACTTGTCGCTCACATTGCCAATATCTCCGATGATGTCGGAAAACTCTACAAGGTTCCCTTTCCGGCGCTGTGCTTCATCGGCTATCTGTTTGATGTAATCGCGAACTGTATTGAGCGTTTTAAGGTCTTTCGGATTAACACCAAGCAACATATCCCTCAATCCCCTTTGGGCGTTATTCAAATTACGCAGAGTCTGTCCGGAAATATCTGTAAGGTATTTCTGTACAGTATTAACATTTCGTTCAGATTCAGTGATTGACTTCTGAAGTTGTTTCTGCTTCTTTAAAGCATCCTCATATATCTTTTTATTCTTGTCATAATTTACCGTATCAACGGACATTTCCATATTCCGCTGCGCCTCCTGGATTACCTTGTCAAGTTCTTCCCATTCCTTGCGCATCTCCTCGATTTTCTTGCGAGCCTGATCCGCACCTCCGATAAGCACGTCGATTCTAGCCAGTCTGGTACCTAAACTATTTGCCATGTCTTTGTGTTTGTTTTCCTCAAAGTTAGGCACCCGAAATGTGGAAATGAAGGACAAAAAAACGGTTTCCGTTAGTTCAACGGACACCGTTTTAAAACTATTCGCCAGCAACCTCTAAAGTGGTTTGCAGCAAACCTCTCGAGCGATATGCAGCAAACCTCTCAAGTGGTTTGCTGCATTTGTTTTGACAGGCCCTACAGGCTATTGTGGAGGGGGTGGTAAGTGGCGAAAGGGAAGAATGTACGTATATTACAATAATCCATTAACCATCACTTCCGCATACACCATCCCGAACGCTATCACCTCCGCCCAGAACAGCGGTTTGCACAACACGAAGCTGTACCATAAATTCCCATTCCAGACTTGTTTCAAGCGTACACCGACATATAATGCCCACGCAATCCACACAAGCAGCAGACACGGACAGGTAAGTGCTATCCATATCTGACTGTTCAGTGCCGCTATGACGGTAGCCGCAATATGTACTGGTCTGTCCATTCCGGCTTTGAAATTGGGTGCCGCACCCACGAACAGCAACGCTCCGCACATCAAAAATGCGGTGAACTGATAACTTTCGGGGGTAGCAGAGAGGAGGGCGGGCATGAGGAGGAGGGCGGTTGCGGTCATGGTGAAGCCGAACCACAGCTTATGCTCCAGCGAATAGTATGTGTCGCTTATGGAGTAAGGTATCTCCTTTGTTTTGTAAACCATTACCCCCACGTATGTGAGGATGACGGCCATTGATAAGATTATGAGTATCATTTTGTGTTCAGATTAAGTTTTTCAGGATATCCGGTTGTGTGGTCGTAGGCTTCCACTTCTTCCACGTTTTGCAGGGCTTCCACATTCGCCTTGTGTTGTGCCGTTACGTTGTAACACTGCAGGGCGTACAGTTCAAGGGCGGAGAGCATCTGTATGGCCGTGTCGCACTCGATGGTGTAGCTTTTACCTCCGAACCAGAGTGTAGTGGTGAGCATCGAGGCTGTCTTCTGTATCTGGGTGGAGTTCATCAGTCCTACGCGGGTGTTCTTGTCGAGCCAAACGGATTCGCCGTCGAGAGTGAAGCTGTTTACCGCGTCGCTAGTGTCGTAGCCGTCTATCTCGAATATCTTCGCGGCTTTTGCGGCTCCCAGTTTGTCGGTGGGCAGATCGCTTACTTCTTTGAACATTTCCTCCATGTCGGAAGGAAGACGGTTGGCACGCTTGAAATAGATGTTTGTTCCGATACGATTTATGTACAAGCCTTCTGTACTGTAAATCTCTTTTTCTGTAAATTTTATCATAATGTCACGATTGAGATTGATGGTTTGTTTTTCAGTGCCGACTGGATTTCTTCGTCCTCGATGATTGAGACATAGTCTTTTGCCGGAAGCGTGAGTGTGATAACGGAGTTGCTGTCTGTATTCTCGATAAAGAACAGCAGTGCTTCGCGACTTATGCCGTGTTCTTCGGTTATCGTTCCCCATTCCTGCACTATGCAGGTTTCGTATTCGCGGTTGATGAAGAAGTCTGCTCCTTCGGGTTTCTCCATCTCGCAGTATGGCTTGTAGCCTTGTGCGATGATTTCTTCTTCAGTAAGCTTGCCGCCTACTTCCTGTCCTTTCTCTACTTCTTTGACGAGTAGCTGGTCGTTTTCGATTTTTGCGTACTTCATGTTATTAATGTTTTTAAATGTTGCTATCAGTTGTCCGTTATGCTCGCATATATGCAGGCTCGCGGAGTTGTAGGGGGAACCTCCTTTTCGGATAGTACCTTGTCGGCGGTCTGAATATGGAAACATAATCGTTCAGGTTTAGATATGATGTCTTGTTAGGTTTGTACTTGCTTTTCAGCACACAGACGAACCGGCCGTTCTTGTTGCGGAAATACAGCCATTCGGAGAATTTTTCCAGAGCTTTCTTTGCTATACGCTTTTTGATATTGAAGGACGCTGTTCCTTTCATCAGCCCGAAATAGCTGTTTATGCTTTGCATGGCGTGTACTGCGTTATCGTACGACGGCATCCGGCTGTATTCTTCTATCGCTGTATGGAGGGCATGTACTATGCGGTTGGATATGTAGATGCGGTTCAGCTTTACTACCTTTCCGCAGAACTTTACTCCGTGTGAGGCCGGCTGTATGTAGAATTTATCGGGATGGACTTTGAGTTTCAACCGCTCGGCTACTTTGATGAATACTTTCCGGGCATGGATTATTTCGGCTGCTGTTTCTGCCACCACGCATATATCATCTACAAACCGTGTGTATCCCACTCCGGTTTTTATCATTTCCGCATCGGCTTCTGCCATGACGAGGTTTGCGAGGAGTTGGGAATAGAAATTTCCTATCGGGAGTCCTTTGTCGGGTGGAAGTCCGAAAAGGCTTTTGTTGGGCGGAACTTTATCCCACATTTTTATATCGGAGCGTCGCTCGCAGTCTGTGGCCGGATTGTGCTGTATCAGGGTGTGAAGCAGGGAGAGTTTTTCTTCTTTATCAGGCTTATCGTAGTACATATCGGCGTATTTCCGCAAGATGCGGTATGCGGTTTCCTTGTCTATCGACATGAAGAAGCCTGATATATCCATTGTGGCTACGAAGGCTTTCTTTGTGTATCCATCCGTTACATTACGGATATTCCGCTGTATCTGCTCGATGGCTGTAGATGCGGAGTGTCCGATACGGTTGCCGTGGCTTACGTCGCCATTGGCTTCGTGAACTTTCTCGCATATCTCGCCAAGCATCGGAGCAACGTAGTGGTGCACGATACGGTCGGTGTAGTTGGCTGCAAACACTTCTCTATACACGGGGTAGTCGAGAACAAAACAGATGCTTGTCTGTGGCTGGTAGCCGTTGTCTATTCTGTTTATCAATTCATAAATACGCGACAGGTTGAAATGAAACGATGCCGCTTCGAGTGATGCGTGCTTGTTTTTGTAACAGTCGCTTTCGGCAGCTATCCAGGCGGACACTTTTTCTGATAAATCGGAGGCGGACACCACACTATAGGTGTTGTTCGTATTGTTGTTGTTCAAGTTGCCATTGCCCATGTTCACATACCAGGCGTTGTTGCCATTGTTGCGGACACAGCTCCAGACGTTGCCGCCCAGGGCTTCTGCCCTGTTAATCGGAATAGCTTGCTCACTGCAAGCACAGGGACCTTTATCATTAAACAGTTCTGCCGACATAGTTCAAGACTTTTCGGATCTGACATTCTTTATCCTCGCAAGCGAAGATAGGATATTATCGCACAAAACGTCTATTACAGACGCTTTCTCTTTGCTGCATCCTCCAAGAGCCACTATCAGGTATATCCCGAACTGCAACTCGTATGTCAGTTCTGTAGCTCTTTTATAATAGTCCATTCCACGGACCTGGCGCATAGCGTAGCTGAAAAGCAGTGCGCCTTGCTTCAGCATAGGATCTATATATGTTCTGCTTATGACCTTATAAGCTTTGCTGTTGATTTCTATGAGACAATTATTCAGGCGTATAACGTCCTGAATAATTGGTGCGTCCAAATGTTTCCTCCCGGATCTGTTCATTTCTATTGTCGCGTATTAAATGTTAATATATTTTAATGAAAAAGTTGATGAGCCGTGCTCCGCACGGCTGAGATAAATCAAAAAGCGGAGGCGGACACCACACTATAGGTGCTGTCCGTATTGTTGCCGTTCAAGTTGCCAATGCCCATGCCCACACACCAGGCGGCGTTGCCACTGACGCGGACACAGCTCCAGACGTTGCCGCCCAGGACGCCAGGTACACCCCATTTTTCATAAGTGTTAAGATAGTTTATCAATCCTGAAATTATGCTTTTATTAGTCCAGTATGGGTATAATTCTTTTTCTCCTGCCATGTATTTTCCAAGGGACTTAATGTAATACACCGCGTGAGAATCTGCCATATTCCAGTCGTAATTTGTACCAGAATTTCCCGGTCTGCTTATGTATGGGGTGATGATATACCAATACCCGTCTACAGTTATGGCTTCCGCTCCTTTTGCACCCGGAGAAAGAAGAGGTCGTTCGGCAGAGTTTACTCCGGTGTCGTTCATGTTTACACCGTTAGTTTTCTGCTGTTCGTACAGCCATTCGGCATATTCAGGTTTGAAATAATATGCATTGTTTACTGAATACCTGTTATTTGTATTGTACATTGCTTTCAAACCTGTGTTCTGGCCGCTTACGAAGAAAAACATATCTTCACCTACCTGAGCCTGTACGCCTGATGAATTTAGGATTTCCACATCGGTTATTGTGCCTTCTGCTTCAGAAGATGCTATGCCGCTACAAATGGCAAATCTGTGGCGAAGCCATTCATTCTGTACATACATGGCTTCAAGGCGTTCGTCGTAATTGTCTGCCATCATGGAGTTGGCATTGCCGCAATTCTTTTCCATTACCCAGCGTTGCTTGGTATTGCCGCAATAGAGTTCCAGTTTGTCGTCTTCGGTCACGGACACGCTCCAATCAGCCGCGAAGTGGCTTCCTGCGGCGTGCGTGCCAAGGCTTTCATCTGCCGTGCCGTGATAATCCGTCCCTTCCCTAGCTCCGGTCATCTGGTCGTACTCATAGACTGAATGTTGCATTCCGTTTGAAGCCTTGCTTGCACTGCCGGACGTGGCGTAATATTCTCCCTGCCACGGCCAATAAAGAATGGCTCTGATACCGTTACATTCCAAAGAAAAACCTACAGGAGGAGCAATGAGTTCATTGTCAAAGCCATTTGCCATGCTTCGGTCGTTCCATTCTTTTACTGTGTAATGTTTCAGGTCTGCATCTACAATCTTGATATGGTCGTTTGTGGCTATCGCTGCAGTCTTTCCTTCACTCGTGGTGATAATGGTCGAACGTACCGGCAGTATCAGCATTTGCGATTCAAGGGCGTATTCATCCCCTGTCGGAATGGCTGCTATTTTAGCCGGGTATTCGGAAAGGATTTCTCCTACATTTTCTACACCCTTTGCTTCAATGGCTGCCTTTATTGCGGCTTTGCTTTCTTTTAACTTATTAAGTTTGTCTGCTGTCGTTCCCATTATATCACCTCCCCGTTTACTTCATCAAGTACCGTGTTTATATCTCCTATAGCATTGCTTAAATCCTGAGAGGTAGCGTACCCTTTCTGCGCAAGGGTTTCTTCTGTTACATATCCTTCAGGAATTTGTTTCAAAGAAGAATTGACTCCATCAACGAGTTCGTCTATCTTCTTCGTTATAGTGTTCATTTCTGCCGATTGCAAAACCTGTTCACGAGAAAAAGTTTTATTTAATTTCTGTATATCTGCCATGGTATATTATTTTAATTTGTTTACGTCGAGTTTACCTCTGTCAAGTACGAGGTATTTTTCTTCAGGAGGAGATATATGCTTTTTCTTCTTAATCTCACAGAATCTATACGTCAAAAGCTTAAACGTATTTAGCTTAATAGGTTTCATGATCCTGCCTCCCTTATGGTTGCTTTTGTGACTTTACTCGATACGACAATTTTAATATACTTAGGATAGACTGCATGACAAAAATCTGCATCTATTACATCCCCCCACTTTAGTTCAATATATGAACGCCTATACTTTCCTTCATCACTTCCCCTTTGATAAATCTCCAATGTTCCTCCACTCTCCATTTCGATATGAAGATTATAGTCTGAGTTTACTTTTGTTTCTGATACAAATGATTTGCCTTCCTCATTAAATAATAATTCTCTCTGTTCCATGATATTTGTTTTTAGCAAAAATAAGTAACATACACAAAAATAAGAAGGACAAAAAAACAGCTTTATATATATCGGATAAGACTACTTTTTTAAAAGGGAATCTAATTAAAATTGTCTCACATTTTATATTTTACACCGTTTTTCAGCACTTTTTTCATTTAATCAGAAATTGTGAAACTCAAACACAACCAAATCAATATTTTTGCAATAAACAAACTACTTATAATTATGAAAAAAACTTATTTTTTTACATTGACTTTAATTTTAATTATGTGCTTGTTTACTTCTTGCGGAAGTACATATATGGCTGTTTACGATTTAGGTCTTTCTTCTGTTGAAAGCCCTTCAGACTCAAAAGATCCATTTGGTAATTCGGAAATAGTAAAGATTTCTGATGAAGTCCCTTCAAAAAATAAAAAGGCTCAGATTGTAAACAAATACAGATACACAGATAAATATATTGACATTGTGTGGTGGTACTCTACCACTCAGTTTGAATTTGAGCTGAAAAATGTTTCAGAAAAAACACTGAAAATAAATTGGGATGATGTAACCTTTATGGACTATACAGGTAATATAAGCCGGATTATGCACAAAGGAGTAAAATACATAGACAAAGATAAAAGTCAGGGAAGCATAAGCATACCCAAAAACGGAAAGCTAAACGATATTATAGTCCCTACGTCTAATGTATATTTCAGTCAGGGGTTTGGCGTTTATGTTCCTTCTGAATGGAAACAAAAATCAATCATTCCATGTTTCTACAAGAGTAAGAAAGAAATGCAGAATGATATTGACAATAAAATTTGGATAGGTAAAAAAGTACAAATACTTTTCCCTATAGAGATTGAAGGAAAGAAAAATGACTACAATTTTGAGTTTACAGTTAACGGTACATACTGATAACTAAAAAACAATGCAGCCGGGGAAGAAACGACAAAACCCAGGCTGCATTTTCATTCATATAGGGTGGAAAGACAAACTACATCATCTTTTTCTCATAATTATATCGCCCACCACATTTGCCAGCACATTAGAGCCAAATCCTCTTATCCCGTCAAGTTGAGCTACCATACGGATAAGAAGGTCCAGCTTTTCTTCTATGCGGCTGTTACATGGCTGCCGGCTCTCCGTACATGCGCTTCTTGAAGTAACGGCGCACCTGAAAGTTCTTGTCCTTGTCTTTCAGGTAGGACACAGCTTTCTTGTAGCATGAAAGGGCCATCTTTTCGTTCGGCACTTCGGCAGGTGTCTTGTATCCCATGTCTTCAGCGATGCTGTATGCCATGTCGCTGTAAATCATGTTGGCTGTGACACAAAGTGCATACGAGTTGTACGAAGGTTTTTCTTCGGGAACTCCTCCGAGTTGTTTCACGGCAGCCACGAAAGTGTCATGCCCCCAGTGGAATCCTTTCAACCCATCTTCGTTGACCATGGTCTTACCGATATTCACGGCCTCTGTTTCCGACAAAAAATTATCCCAGCACATTGCTTCTAGGTGGCTCAACCAGCTCATAGCCATTTCCGGGTGCATCTTTGCCATTTCCTTGAAATAATAGGTAGCAGCTTCGCCGAATATTTTCATATTCTTCACGTCCTTGCTGTCCTTCATCTTATCATACAGCTCCTCGTAACGGGAGATCATTTGTTCTCTATCCATATCTCGATATTTTTAAATTAGTTTCTTCAAAACTTCCCGCCCTCGCGGACGGGAAGCCACTCAAACATTTTTCCTTTTCCTTCGCTTTTTTACGGGTTCATCGGCAGATGCCAGACTGAAAGCGCTAAACGCGGCTGCCTGAACTTCGTTAAGCGGGAAAGGTAGCAGTAATCGTGACCGGGACTGCAATCAGTGCGCCGCAAGCAGAGCAACCGCAACCGTTCTCATTGTAAGAGAATACCTGCGGAACTAAAGCTGTAGCTACCACACTGGTAGGGGCTGTATTTGCCGCACCGATGAAGGTTACTGTAAACTGTTCGGTCCACTGAATAGTCTTTGCTGCACATCCGTTTTTCGGAGTGTAGGTCAGAGTTACAGCTGCGTTGATAAGCGCAATGTTCTGCGTGTTGTTGTTTGTGACGCTTGCTACACTGAATACGACGGTAGCAGTAGGTTGAACGCCGTTGTTCACGCAATAAGCCTGACGCAGTTTCTTAGTGATGTTTACCGTCAGTGGCTGAGCGGTATCTGTCGGAACTCCAGACAAAGTAATTGACTGAATCATAGTTGTGTTGTGTTTGTGTTATATATCTTTTACAGGACACCAGGCCGCCTGTGTTCGGCACTTATTTTTCTTCTTTTTCTCGTGTTTCATTCTTTGGTGCAGGCTGCGGTTGTGGGTGCGACGGCTGTGCCTGCGGAGTCTTTACCACATATTCATCGGGTTTCTGATACGGAAGGTTGCAGTCCAGGTATTTCTTCAGTTCCACCAGGTCATCGCGGTCAAAAGTGAAGAATCCGTCGATAACAGATAGCTTCCCCTGCTGGATGGCAGAATCTACATAACCGTGAGCCAGTTCCGGAATCATATCGTCCGGAATGCGGGATACAAATTTTTCAAGGAACGGACGGATCATTTTTGTCCCTCCTAAAGATGCCAGCGAATTGATTTCGTTGGAAATCTGCCATCCGGGGCCTGCGAGTCCGATTGACTTGAATAACTTCTCCACCGGAAGCATACCGGCAGAAATACCGTTGAGCGTATTGCCCATCATAACCGGAATGACCGGCTCACCCCATTTCAGGATGACAGCGGTCAGAATCTGTGCGTTTGTCATTGTGCTGCGTGTTTGAGTTTTTTCTACAGTGCTTGAAAATCAAAAGGAAGGGGAAGACCGGACGGTCCTCCCCCGGGGCCAGTTTGGGGTTACTGGGCAGACGGACATCCGCAGCATCCATCCTGACATACGTTGCTTGACGGAATGTATGTCTTGGTGATAGCCTGCAATGCGGCGATGCTGTTCTGCATGCACTGCAGAGTAGCGGTGTTGGTACCGTTGTAAACGGCCTGTTGCATGTTGACAGCGGTCTGAGCGTCCTTGTTGGAGCGAACTTCCACTGAAAGTTCCTTGATCTGACCCTGCAAGTCCTTATAGGCTTCCACGATCTTCTGGTCAGTGTACTTGTCTGCCTTCAGCAAAGCGATTTCTGAATCCTTTGCGTTCAGTTGTTCAACCATGTTCAACTCATAACGGCTTACGGGCATGTTGTCTGAGCATACGCCTTCTGCGTTCCATCCCCAGCCATTGCGACCCAGGATGTTACCACCGTTGATACCCAAAAATGATGCGATGCCTGCTGCTGCACCCACAGTGTTGAAATTACCTTGTCCCTGGCCGGTTACATTGTAACTCTGGCCATCCATACCTTTGATTGTCATACTGTTTTGTGTTTGTGTTGTGTCGTGAACTATTTCCCGACATGACAAAGGTACGGACGAAGCATTACTCTGGGAATGAGTTATTTCCTAACCTCTTCCTGATTCTTTCGCAACTTATTCTGAATATTTTCTGTGTGCTGAGACGCTGGTCGAAATTGGTATGAATCTGGTTGACGGCACGCTCCGTCTTTCCGATTCGTGCAGCAATATACGACGGATTCAATCCGCTCTGAAAAAGGAAATGGACCAACAGATAGCGTGCATCTACCGTCTCTGTGTCCTTCCTTCCGGAAAGAATCTGTGCGGACGGTATCTCCGTTTCCTCCGATACCATGCGGAGGATGGTGTTAAAAATCTCACTCTTGCTCATCGTTTCTTTGTTTATCGGGCACGTCTGCCCTGTGTTTTTCTCTTGTGTTTAAAGAAACAACCTGCCGCTACCATTGCAGCAGGTTGTAAGTAATGGTGAATGCCAGAACAGGCTCCATCTTTCCGGAAATTCCTATCCCGTATCCGGCGCTCAGTCCTATCCCCCACCTCTTTTTTCCCGGTGCCGGTGCATTTACCACCCCCGTCTGTGTGTGTCGGTAAAACTCTGCCGACACCAGCTGCGGGCGGTACCCTGAAATGACTATCCGGTAGTCGTCCGTGCGGTATTCCTTCTCTGTGAGAGGAATAATCACGTCTACGCTGTCTGTTCCTGTAGAAAGCGAATCAGAAACAACCGTAACCGTGTCCGCTATGCTGTCCGGGATGGAAGCTGGCCCGGACGGTTTCTGCGGACGATATACCGGAAGGCGTGCGGTGTCTGTCCCTGCGGGACGCTCTGACACAGGAGGAGCAACTGCCGTGTCGCGTATCGTATCTACCCTGACGGGAAGCCATACGGTATCACCCTGCCCAGACTGCGGCGACGCGCATCCACGGAAGAAAAGCGAAAAGAGGAGCGCGGCCGACAGCAAGCCTACCAGTATCCACGGAAGCTGTTTCATACGCCCAGGTATTTACAGATTCCCTGCACATGCAGCGTGACAATCTTCTGGCGGCCTTCATCCGACAGAAGGAAGTCCACATCTTCGCGATTGTCCTGGAAAAGGTTTTCAGTCAGCACAGCCGGGCATACGGTGTGCTTCAGAATATAGAAACCGCTTTCCTTGTCGCTGTCTCCGTCGGCGGTGTCCTTGCGAATCTTCATGCCTTTCAGCACCTGCTCCGCACTCTGATACAGACATTCGGCCAGTTTGTCGGCCTTGGTCTGACCTACGCTGGTCCATGCCTCCCATCCGCGTGCGGTCATCCACTGCGTGCCGCTTCCGGCAGCGTTACAATGGACGGATACCAGGATGCTGTCTTTCACCCGGCTGGCGCGTGCGCACCGTTCCTGAAGCGAAATGTCTTCCTCTTCCGGAACGAGCAGCTGCGCGTCAAGCCCTTTCTTCTTCAGCGCATCCACCACACGGCGTGCAATGTCGCGTGCATAGGCATATTCACGCAACCGTCCGTCGGGCGACTGCTTCCCTTTGGTGCCTGCACCATGACCGTTATCAATCCAGATTCTCATGTCGTGTCTAGTTTAGTTTGTGTGTTGTGACTGTGGTTATGCAGAAGCCAGAACCCCGGCCTTTTCAAGCTCGTCAATCAGCTTGTTCAGTACGGTATGTGCATCTTCCGAACCTGTAGCATCTGTTACATGGGCACCCTGTTTTACAATTCCGGGCTTTGCTGTTGTAGCATTGGTATATGTGGTGTCTGTCCAGTTTACCGTGACATACGCTTTACCTGCTCCGTCTACTCTTACAGCATAGTTCTTTCCGCTTTCTGAAAATCCGGTCTGGATTCCTCCCAAAGCAGAGTCGCTGGCTTTCGGGAGCACATAGCTTTCACCTCCTCCGCCACCACCGGCTGCTGCGGTATCCTTGATGACCAATGCCTTGACTTTTTTCACCTCCACATCGCTCAGAAGCCGTACCTTCATGCCGGCAGGTACATTGATTTCAATTACTGAATTGGTGAAATTCACCGTATCCATTGCGACTGGTTCCATGGAGTCAATAAACTGGGAGATTGAAAGCCTTCCGCTTTTCACACCCTGAATCTGCACCATTGTACGTCCTTCGGAAGTATATTCGGCCACATAGCCTTCAGCTCCCTTCTTAAAACTGATTTCGTCCATTGTTTGTGTTGTGTTTTTGGTTTGTAACTCTATTTATAGGGATTCTCCCGGTATTCCGGAAGAATGAACTGTATGTTCACCGCTGCATCGTGCAGCACCTTGTGGTTTTGTTCCTCACTTACCTCCATTTCGTCGGTAAACTCGCAGAAGATGTTTCCTACCCAGTCGGAAGCGCTGTTCAGCCTCTTTATGGCTACGGCGCGACAGCCATTGGTTATAAACAGGGATTTGGCCATCTTGTCCTTCACTTGAGAGTCTATATCCGTATAGCAGAGAAAAAGGTTTTCGGCCAGTCCTCTGCTGAATACTGCCATTTCGCTCATGGGGAGCCGCTGCACATTATCCTTCATGCCCGACACCCCCTTGCGTTTCACTTCGAAATAGATGGAAAGGAAGGCTGCGTTACCCAGCGGGTGCGGCTGTACGATGTACACCCTGTCAGCCTTTGTCTCGTAGAGCACCTTCCACAGTTCGCCGAATACCTTTGCCGTATTCTCGCTTCGCTTGAAGCTAAGACGTTCGGTTTCCTGCTTGTACCGTTCCAACTTCATATCGTTCATCTTGTCACGATACTTCTGCGTCATTTTATTGTACTGAGTAAGAATAAAGGTACCCACGGAAACTACAGCTGCGCTTATGGCCGTCACCATTTCTGCGTCCATTCCGTGCCTCCTTCCGATTTCCCGTTATTCCATCTCTTCCGTATTATCCTTAAAAAGAGCGGCAATAGCTTTTACCACATCGTAGAAACCGCATCCGCTAAGGCCGGCAGCCAGTCCGTAAATAAGCGTTCCCCACCATTGGTATCCTTCGAGCAGAGGAGTAAGCTGAAGCGCCCATGCCAGCACGCACACCACCATACCTACCGCCACGCTCACACCGATTTTTGCGAACTTGCTTTCTGAAATGGCAGGAATGACTTTCAGGATCTGTGTCACGATGGCCGAAATAAGTGCTACGATTCCGGTAAACGTGCCCAGGTCGATTACAAATCCGGCAGTAGAAGGTTCAGAGGTTACAGCTTCCTGTGCGAAAACGGTCACTGCAGAGATCAGCATTGCAAACAATAAAATCATCTTTTTCATTTTGTCGTCGTTTTTAGTTAAACATTTGGTTTTTGTTTCAATACAAAGTTACGAAGAGCACATTGGAGAATGAAGGACAAAAAAAACGACGGTTTCTCGGCGGACAAAAACAAGAAAGGAGACAATCGCTTGTCTCCTTTCTGTGTTGATAAAACTCTCATCGAAGAAGGGAATCCCTGTTTTCCCTATCACGCCGCTAAATTACAAAAAATATTTATTTCCGAATAAAACGGATATGTTTTTTTGATAATTGAATGCTTATTTGCACTTTAAAACAATAAAAAGGGGAATATACCTCTCTTGGAAATATCCCCCTTTATGCATCTAATAATTCATTAAGAATTATAGCTGCAAATATAGCTTTTTATTATGATTGACATTTTGTTTATGCTTAATTTTTAATATATTTATAGTGCATCTAATAATAATCATTATGAATAAAATTAAGTATGAGCTTGTAACACATCGTGTACACGGAGGAATGCTAGCTATTTTTGTGAAATGTTCACAGTATGGTTCTGTAATAGAACTAGATACTAATGTCAGAGTGTTTAATGACGAATGGAGTGAAGAATCCGGACTTATTTCTAAAAGTCCAAATGCCGCTAATCTTAACCTGCTAATCAGAAAACTTGTGTATAACCTGGAAGAGATTGAACTAACTTATTCTGGAGAAATTACATTGTCTAAATTGCATGACATATATTCAAAACGTGGAGCTTCTGCAGACTGGTATGCAATGTGGGAAAAATCCATGAATGAAAGAGGGTTAAAACCTCGGACTATAGAAATACATGCAAATGTTTTGAAGACTATAAAAAATTTCAAAGGTTCTTGTCCTGTCATATCATTGACAGAGGATTTCTTCCGCGGATTCATGGGATTTTTAATTAATTCCGGACTTAAATATTCAACCGTATGCAAGGAAATGCATGTTGTTAAGACATATTATAATATCGCACGTAAATTGTATGGGAATAAGGTTCCATCGGATGCATTCGCTTTTTACCATGATCCAAAAGACCTGAACAATACTTATAAACTGAAGTCGTTAAGTGATGATGACATACGTAAGATTGAGAATTATGTAGCATCTGGGACGTTATCAGAAAGTAAAAAGCTAACTATCAATCAATTCTTATTCATGAGCTATTCTGGAACTAGGATAAGTGATTTTGCTTCTCTCAACGAAAAGAACTTCAAGTTGGAAAATGATCGGATTTGGCTTGAATATAATTCCGTAAAAACAAATACACATGTCAGAATACCTCTTTTTGCTCTGTTTGATGGAAGAGGTGAGCAAATATATAGCCAGTATCAGAATCGGCTTTCAGAGTTTTTTTATGTGGGGAGCAATTGCAGATTCAATTCAAGGTTATCTTCCGCTCTTAAAGGAAGTGGACTTAACAAGCATGTAACCGCTCACGTTGCAAGACATACTTGCGCAAGCAGATTGATTAATAGAAATGTTCCTATAACTACAATACAGCAAGTAATCGGTCATAGACAAATAAAGACTACGATGATATATGCAAAGATTGACGACAATTCGTTTGTAAGACAATTAAAAGGATTGTAAAAAGCCTCTTTGCGAGGCTTTTTACAAGTTCTGGCGG